GATCTGAAAGTTTTACATAAATAGAAGTATTTCCAGATGCCCCATAGCCATTACTATAACAATTTAATATCTCGAAGTAATTAGCCCCATCTTCTACTCTAACATTATGATATACACCATTAAGCAAATAAAAACCATCAACAGTAATATAATCTTTTCCATCTATATGAATAAGTCCTTCCCAAAGACCTTCTGTAATATAAGCACTGTCCAACCTTGGCATATATGAATCACCGGAGTATGCTTGAAAAGTGATTCTATTAACATCAGATGTACCACTATTCGCTGGTTTTAATTCAGTAGAATAGTGATAAGAAGGACTATGTTCCTGCTCCATTCTAAAATTCACAACATCACCAGCAGAAGCATTTGCATTTGCTGCGGATACAGAACAACAAGAAGTACCGGAAAGAGGAGAAGCACTTTGACAATTACTCCAACTTGCAGTACCAGTAGGAGAAATCCAATAGGTCCCTGCAAATGCAGTACCAGTAAGCAGTAGGAGAGAAGAGATTAAGCCTAATATTAATTTTTTTACCATGATGGAGGAGCCTCCGTCCCCTCATAAATTTTAAAGGAGTCATAATAAAGTACATCACTTCCGGGGGAATACCATGTTCCAATATTCAAATTACTTGCATTTGTAGGAACAATAGTTGCAGATGTTGTACTATAATCCCAAGCATCAAAGGTAGAAGTAGTAATACAAATTTGCACTGTCTCCGAGCCACCAGTAGTATAAATAAGATGCACGAAAACGTGATACCAAGTATCATCAACTATTTCTACTCCAGAACTCCAAGTAGTAGTTCCATCTATAAGTTCATATATATCTGTGGGATCATTTATTTTACCGTCTATATAATTAGTACCACCACTATCTTTAATTCTGAAAACATCAGTATCCCCAGTGAGAGTATCAGTGTAAATCCAATAATCAAACCATACTTCGGTGTAATCGGAGATATCCTTTACCATAAACCTAGCAGTAGCACTACACTCCATAGAAACAGAACCAACTGCAACAATAGATCCTTCACTTACAGGAGATCCATAAAAAGAATCCCAATTACCAGCATTCGATGTTGGACTCCAAGGAGATTCAAAACCATCTCCATCACTGAAAATAACAGAAGAATCTACTACTTCCCCCCTCCTTATCATAATAGTAGAAAAAGCCGTAGATACAGTAAGGAAAAGTATAAATAATGCGAAGAGTAATCTTTTCATTATTGTACCTCTAATGTCCAGCAAATGCTTACCCATGTAGGAGTACCGGAACACGTTCCTATATTTAAATCCAATTCCTCTCCAGCAGCTAAAGTATCATCCCCACCCATAGATGTATCAAGTACTTCACTTGAAGTAGCAGTAATTTCCGAACCATTAACCGGAGACCCATTTATAGAAAAATCAAAAGGAACAGTTTGATCTGTTTCTGCCCAAATTGCAGTAATAGTTTGTGTAACACTCCCCATATTTCTCCAGACAGAAAGAAAATCTTCATCTGATACTGGATCTTCTATATAGATGCATTGGGAGAGGTTCGCAGCAGCAGCAGTATCAACATCTCCACCAGTAATGGTTAAAACACCAGCAGCACTGATCGTCCCATCTCCACTCATTGCCTTGGATTCATACCTATCATCAGTAGTATTATCATAAATAAGAATCATTCCATCTGTAGCAGGGGTATCATTATCTTCTATAGCTACAGAATCCATAACCTTTTGTGCAGGAAGTGCCGCAAGCCATTTTGCTCCATTATAGATAAATAAAATTATATCACCAACAGTAGCAGTATAGTCTATTCCATACTGACCATAAATATCACTACCATCAAAATTTATAGTAACGGCATGATCGCATTCTAATTCAAACCAATCACCATTGGAAAATTCTGATTGGTCATCCCCAACACCATCATCAAAATCTGTAATAGTTACTACTCCTCCTGTTGCCCAATAATGGTGTATTTCACTCCCACCATCAGAAACATCTGGAGTAGCATCAGCAGCACTAAATGTACTTTGTGATATATCAGAAGTAAATCTTTCTGTCTCTGTTCCACCTCCACCAGCTTCAACCTCAGACCAAGAAGGATTTGCTCCTGCTCCATTTGTTTCCAAGTAGTATCCATTAGTACCGGGAGCAAGTTCTGCCCAATCTGTACCATCAAAATATAAAACTGTACCTTGTGCTACAGAAGACATATCTGCAATATCTTGTAAGTATGGATCTTGCGCTTGTACATTTGTTCCTATTGCTAAACCTAAATTACTTCTTGCATTGGAAGCAGTAGTAGCATTTGTTCCTCCCAAATCCACATCTATAGCACCATTACTATCATCATCTAATTCTACTGCTGTAGTTCCAGCAGCAGTGTCCATTAGACTATGAGTAGCACAACCACTGAATACCATAAGAAGTAGAACTAGAAGTATAGATAAATATTTATACATAAATTATAAAGTCTCCTCTACATCATAGTAAAATAGACAAAATCACCATCTTTCGCTTTTTTAGAATAGGAGGGAATAATTATCTTATCCGATTGTGGATCTATCAAAATTATTCCCTCCTTCGTTCTACATATATTTAAAGCATGTGAACCATTATTAAATAGTAGATGTTTAAAGTTCAATCCCATAGCAAAGCCCAATGCCCAAGTATATTTGTACTTATCAGGAACAGTAATAGACATATTGTAATAAAGTTCTGCTTCTATTACTAATGCCTTTTTAATATTTGCCCACAGAAACAATGCATAGTTTTCACATTCATTAGTAGTATTTCTATAATGCATATCAGCTACAGAATGCTGCTGTACCATATGTGCTACTTCTACTGTTAAAGGAATATAATACTCCTTCTGCCCAAACCACGTTGACTTCAATCTAGGCCATTTCTTCTTCAAATCTTTACTAAGGTTCGTATAGCTTAAAATCACGATATAACCTCTGTAAATAATCGTCTAAATATTTTCTATACCATCCCTTTTCTTTCCCTGCTGGATTTATTGGCTCAGTGTGAAATTCATAGGTGCAGTCGGAGGGTTTTCATTAAAGCATACTGCTACCTCCGTACTATAACCACTTTCTAGCCCACAATCATCAAAAGCAGTGAGGACAAAATAAGTTTTTTCGTTTTCTACTCCATTATAGGCAGTAAATACATATAGTGGATTTACTGGATCTGCTAACTTATCTAATGTAATATCCATATCAGAAGCATTATTGCCCACCTGTACATACGGACCCCCTGCCGTAGTAGAAGAGTAAAGCCGATAACCCATAAGATTTGCTTCTGTATTAGCATCCCAAGCAAATGTCAACTCTCCTGCATCTGCTCTCTGAATACCAGCACCTACTGTTAGGGAAAGACTAAACACTACTGCCAGTACTAAAATTAATGCTATACCTATTTTTTTAATCATTGTCTTTTTCTCCTTTGTTATTATTACTATTATCATTGTTATTACCACCATCACTGATTTTCTTCTTCATTAGTTCCCTTTGTAATTCTTTATCTTCCTCTATCTCTTCGTTTTCCTCCTCTACCTTCTCATAATATTCCTTACTCATTTCCTCTGCTTCTTTCTTAGTATATCCAAAAAATCTCATTAAAAACTCTACCAATGGCATTACTAGTTCTATGCCCGGTGTCATAGCATACTGTGCTATTGCCTTAGTAGCTAATTCAGCATTCTTTACTATAGATTCTTCTCCGGGGGTTTCAAACTCGGGCCATTCTAATATATATTCTTCTTCTTTAGGTGAAGGAAGTATTTCTAATTCAATGAGTCTATCGAAGAAGGGTCTTATAATTATTGGTTCTATGTGGTCTTCCCTTCTACTTTCCATTCGTTCATTCCAGTTATTTTTATCTTGACTACTTGCCAATTCCCCCCTTTCACTACCCATCAAAATTCTCTTTGGTATATTCTTAGCTGCTGCTATCAAGTCTATTTGTGCTTCTAGGAACTTAGTAGGATCTAGTGCCTGTACTTTCAAATCCTTTACCTCTAATCCTTGTAGCTTTATAAATCTTCTTAGTTCATGTTCATATTCATCTAGTTCATCTGCTAATGCTGCTTTAGCAGCATCATCAAAAGTATAGTCTTCTTGTGCTGATAGAACATATCCCGGTCTAGCTCCTTTCCAAAACATTTCAGCAGATCCAGCAGAAATAGTTTCTAGATCTTGAAGTCTATTATAGACTACTTCTAAAGAAGGAATACCGTAAACATCTGATTCTAATGCTTCTGGTACTATATGAATTACTCTTGAATAATGAACAGGGATTCCTCTTTGGGAAGAAACACCATCCCCCATAGAGGTAGTAAGCTTGTAGATAACAGGAAGGGAATATCTTTCATTCTTGGGATCTGTTTCCCATTTTGTTATTTCGGTAGATCCTTCAGAGAAGACAGATAAGTAGACTAACTTTAAGTTGCTGTTTTTCTTAACAGGCTTTGATAAATCTCCTCCATCATTGAATCCAAGTAGAACTATTGAGAATCTACCTAAACAGGATAATGTATCTGCTCGTTTAAGATAAGAGTAGACTTTTTGCTCTTTTACTATTGTTTCTACTTCATCTTCAAATACAGATTCTTCATCTTCTTCTGAATCCTGTATTTTAGGCTTTTTACGCCAACTAGAATTTATTGGCCTGTCTACTATAGCTTTTGATAGATCATGCCTATCATATCTAGCTTTGTAGTCTTTGAAATCTAAGTAGAGGGGATAACCGCAAATAGTATATAAATTACGATCACCAGAGAAAGATTTACCTAGGTAGGAGAAGAGTTTAGACCTAGAAGTAATAGCAGAACTTAGTCTATTTACTAAGTCCTTTATAACACCTTTGTTTTTATTGATTGCTTCTAAGTGCTGTTTTTCTGGTACTGCTCTATCACCATTCGATAGCATATATAGTTTATCGGGTTTTTGACTACTACTTGGCATTCATATCCCGCCTCCCATTTATAAATTGGTTGAAAACAAATTCAACCAATTTATAAACTAATTTGGGAAAAATGTCAAGTACTTTTTCTTTTAATTATAAAACCTTGTTATTATTATTAAAGCTGTTCATGTAACTTCATGAACCAATCAAATGCTTTATCTTCCGGAACCTTGCAAGCACCACATGAAGTACCATCTATATCTATTACTATAGGATGATGGTAGTAGTAGTCAGTAAACTTGTCCCTTAACTGTAGTCTATATACATGCTTCTTAGCTGCTTCTTCTGTTTCAAATTCACTATTACCTACCTTGTAGACATTTTTTATTTCATATGCCATTTTATACTCCTTTTCTATCTGTTACACACACTCCCACTCTACTAGTATCTAACACATCTACTAAAAAATCTTCTTCTTGCGCTCTATACACCTGTATCTGTTTTTCCAAACAACTCCAAGTAAACACACCACTTCCCAAGTAGAGAAGCATTTTAGTAGATCCTATTGATCTTTCATTAGTACTTCTACAAAACCCCTTACACTCTAGGTTTCTATGCTTTAAAAAGCGTGTATTGTGAAAGGTAGTACCCCTATCTACTTTTACTTTCAATAATGCTGGATCTAATAAATCTTCCTCTGTTACCAACTCTGCGGAGCATGTAATAGCAGCATCTAATTCAGTAGTAGCATTTAACAAATAGAAGATCGTTTCATCTATAGAATGTCTACCAAACACATCGTTATCTATTACTGCTATTACATCCGATGGTCTTAGTCTTCTATGTACCATTACCTTTGCTGCTCTGTTAAAAGGAGACAACCATAAATCTTCTATTGCAATAGCTTCTAAGTTTTCTGGATGCATTGTTAATTGTAATGAGCAGCAAATATCTACTACTTCTTTTGTTATTGCTGCTGTTAGTGGTTTAGGATAGGCTACTGTAATATCCTGCACTAGAGAAGATTGCTGCATCTCCTGTATAGTATCCTTTAAACCCAATAACTCATTTGATACTGATACTACTGCTAAAATCTTTTTCATGATTATACTCCTTTTTTTGATAGAAGCTTTTGCAAAATACCACCACGTTTTAATGTTTGTGCAACATTATGATTATTACAATCATAGTAATATACATTTACTTCTTCTATATCTACTAAGTGAGAAGCATGAATTACATCTATTTCATTTTTATCACAAGCATAGATATTATAAGTTGTCGTTCCATTGGAGCGCACTAGTAGATTTTTCAAATCGTAGAACCAACTACTTCTTCGCTCTTTGGAATACAATTTTTCCTGCTCTACTTTAAACCTATTATCTCCTACTCGTTCCATATTAGGTTTATCAACAAATGTCTGTGGAGAGAAAGCATGTACTACATCTACTCCAACAGTGTACCCAAACATAATAGCAGCATATCCACCGGCAGATACACCTACTGCACAAGTTGTTTTTGGTGCTAGTTCTTTTATTCTACTCCAAAGCACTACACTTCTATCATACACATCACCATGATACCAAATTCTTTCATCATCCCTAAGTAATATTCTACTATAATCTGTTGCAGCAGTAGACTTAAAGAAGTTAAATGGTTTACCTTTAGGACCAAACATACCAGTAAAAGCCATTATTAAATGAGAAGGATCTGCTCCCTTCTGTACAATCATTTCTTTCATCAATCCTCCCAATCTTCTAAACTTACTCCTCTATCATTACATAGAGAACGAATTGATTGCCGAACTTCCCATAATGCTTCTTCTACTTCCTTTGGTAGTTCTGGATAAGAGTGTTTCATCTTGTTTCTTATTTCCATATCTAATTCATATAGAACACCAAGATATTTCTCTCCATTAGCTGTTATCTTCCACTCTCTCCAAACACCCAATGTCCATATATGTACAGCTTTTACTATTGCTTTTAATTTCATAGTATTCCTCCTTTAAAAAGAAAAAGAGGAGGATAATAGAACGGTATATCATTCCAAGGCTACTATCCTCCTCTTCCGAGACAGGTGGCAGTAAATAACCCACTCATGACCCCCGACACGAATGGACATAACCTATCTCTACTCCGGTGCTACTATTGAGTAGTAAACCACTCTAGGAGAGTTTTCTTTACTTCTGCTTTATTCCTACACTCTACTTCTTTTTCACAAAAGAAACACATTCTGAAAGTAGGTACATTACAACAAGGATACTGGTGTGCTATCTCTGCATACCTAGCTTCATTCGTTTGCCACATTTCTACTGCTTCATCTTTTCGATAAAACATCCTTAATCCTTTCTTTTACTACTTCATCCAAAATGTTATCACCAAACACCAACATAGGATCTAGTAATTCTCTTCTTTGCCTTACAAGATATCTAGGTAATTCATATATAACCCAAGGATGTAGACCACAAAATTGATGTACCTGTTGAAACATCTTCTGTCTTATAGATCTCTCATAGGATCTATCATATACTTCTTTCTCTACCGTTTTGTTTCCCATTAGCTATAATCCTCCAACATACTATCTTTACACTTATCACAAATTAATAATACTATTGATTGAGTACTACCTACTATGTATGCTGAATCTGCTGGATCTGCTGCTACAGTAATTCTATTGATGTTTTTAGGTAAATGCTTCTTCTTACATATATCACATTTCTTCTTTTCCATCTCTACCCCTAGTTCAAAAACTGTGAAGTTAATTCTACTCCACAAACACCATGAAACACTACTGTAGATTGCCCTAGGTTAAACTGCATTACTACATCTTCCCCATAAACATTCATAGCAGTAAGCTGCTGTCCTTTTATTATTTCCCTAATAGCAAAAAAACCTTCTAGATCGGGATCTTCTTTAGTCTTCTTCGTTTGTTTTCCCATTTTTCTTTAAGACTCCTCCTACTATATTATTCAGTTCTTCTGCCGTTTGCATTTGTTGTTTAAGAACAACTAACTTTGCTTTCATAATAGTAGCAAACTCAGATCTCTTTCCACATTCTTCTAACACCGCAGGAAATGTCCTTGCTGCTTTCAACATGAATTTATCCTGCTCTTCTCTGTCTTCTATCCGTGTTGCTTTTCTAGCTATTTCCAAATGATGATCTAGAATAGGAGACAACGCCCAAGCATTCATTGCATCTAATAAAGTAGCAATATCTTTTGCTGTTAGTTGTAGAAAGTCTTCCATGTCTACTCTCCTTTAATTAGGGGTTTTTTATTTCTTCTTTCTAATTTTATTATAACACATTTTTATCCGATCTAGCATAGATTTTTTTGGCATTAGCTTTTTTGTGTCTAATATCGGGCGTATATTGATTAACATTTTTTTAATCTCTCCCCACCAAGGACCACCTAGCCACTGTTGGTCCCTCTGGTCTACTTCCTTGCAAGCTACTGCTAGTAGTCTACTACAACATCCAGATATTATAAAACCATGTCTATTAACAATCTTTTCTGCTTCTATTCTAGTAGTTGCTACTACTATTACTGTTTTATGCTTACTACCATGCAGATCTATTTGCCTTGCTGTTATCCTAAATAATTTTCTCTTCTTTGGCTTTTCCATTATCTCTGTCCTTATTCATTTCTATTACTTTATCTCTAAAAGCTTTTTCTATCTTCCTTTTACTATCTTTTAATTTCTTCTCCTTCAATGGTCCCTTTCCCTCTACATCCTCTTCCACTAATTCATACCACTTCCCCGGTTCCTGTAAAGCTTCTAATGGAGACATTTCTACTACTTTATGTATTATAAATTTTCTATCAGATTTAGTATAGAGTCTCACCAAATCAGCAGCCTCTTTTTCTTCCTCTGCTATTATCTTACAGCTTTTGACAAAAGGAAAACCGTCATCTACAAACTTCACTGTTACCTTAAATATTTTTTTCTTCATAATTACTTCCTTAGTAAAAAGTCTACTGTATTAAACTCTCCATGAACAGGATGTACCAACCAACCACATTGAATAGGTTTAGCTCTTCTTCCCTTCTGGTGATCGTATGCATCTGTACCACAAGCTGCCCCACCTATCCAGTAGTAGGGATGCTTCAATGGAGAATGCCAATGCCCCATTACTACTTTGTGAAATCTATTATAATCTGGCTCATTCAATCTTATTAATGCTTGTGAAGCAGTTAATCGTTCAATACCATAATAGGGGAATCCTGCCCATCCCATTACTCCATGTCCATGTGTAATCAAATATCTTCTTGTAGATACTTCTACACTCTTAGTATGTGAATAGTAAATATTAAAAAGCACATTATCAAGATCGGATACCATTGTCTTTGCTATATGCCCTACTGTATAATTATGAGTATTCAATCCTGCTTCTCTAGCTGGTGGTTTCTTTGTAAGTCTACCATGATTATCAGGAGTAATATAATTTACTATAATATTCTTAAAATAAGGAGACAGAGCAGCAATAGTTCTAGCTTTCAATATACCACATCTCAAAGCTTGCACTGGTGCAGGAAAGGCATTAGTTACTGATAGTTCTTTATGAATATCTCCACTGATATTATCTCCAGTATCCAATATGTACAAATCCTGTATGGTATATCCAGTTCTTTGTACTTCTATCCATTTGATAAAGTCTACTAATAAATTATCTATGTACACCTCTAGTATCTCTGGAGAGTATTCATCAAAGCCTTCTATTTCATCTGCCGGTTGTACCTTACCTAAATGCCAATCTGTCAAATGGAGTACTGCTACACATTTACTTCTACCTCTTTTGGCTCGTTCAGTAAATATTCTTCTAATAGGTGGGAACTTGTAATCATTCAATTGCAGTGATAATTCTCTAAAGTAGCCTTTTAAATCTCCATAATCCTTCTCCAGTGTTTTAATCTCATTCTTTAATCCATCCACTCTTCGACGTAATGCAAGAATTTCTACTTCTTCCCTTGAACATTCTTTTACTTCATCTAGTGTTTTTATAATTCCATCCATCATAACACCTCATATCTTGAAAGTGATATATGCTTCTTCAGAGTTTTAATACCTTCTAAGCTACTCCAAAGAATAACTCTTCTTCCTTTTTGTTCCACCGATATTCTTCTCTCCCTAAATACAGGTAGCATCTTTACCTTATCCCATTTGTTATTACTGATACCTAGGTTTCTTTTTAATACAACTTCTTCTATGTAATTATCTCCTACCTCTTTCCTCAAATAATCTTCTACCTGAGTTACATAGTCTACTCTCTTCAACATTTCTTCAGCAGGGATAACACCATTAGTAGCAGTAGGTAAAGCATCTTTATCCGGTGGATAGATTTTATGGTAGTTCATTTTGTTATAGACTGTTGGCCTAGATACGTTTAATTCCTGTACACAAGCATCTACTAGTTCTGCTTTAGTAGAATACTTCTCTATATTTGCCATTAACCATTCTTTTATAGTAGTCATAGGTTTTTCTCCTTTCTAACTACATTATACCATATATTTAACGAATTGCCCCGGCAATCTTTTTTGTTCCTGCAATTTCTGGAAACAAATCAGTTATCGCCCACACCATAGCATCTGCCCTATTTGGTGATCCTTCCCCCATAAAACCCCGATCCGTAAAGGAACATTGTTCTTCTTCCAGTTCTGGAAAGTAACCAATATGATGTATCAGACCATTCTCGTATAATGCTGAAACTGGTTCTGCTCGTACCGCTTTACCCCTAGAGGCTGTTACTCCTACATACTTGACATTCTTCTTCTGTGTCTTCACTACATACTCTACCATAGCACCACCATAATTCTTCTCTCCTACTATTCTATCAGCAAAATGTCTATCGTATGCATTAGTAGCTACTCTTCCCCAAGTTGCAGGACCAGCTTTAATAGTAACATCTTCTATTATGTATCCATGATTATTGTCTCCTAGACCAGCTACTACAATTCCTATTTCATCATTATGTGCATTCTCTTCATCATCTGCACCACTTGGATCTATTGCTACTACTACTTTCTTGAATGCTGGTACATGCCCTCCCGGTTTAATTCTATACTTATCTATTATATCATCTGTCCACAATGCATTATCTAGTTCTTCAGTAAATTTACCTTCTAGGAAACGTAGACGTTTAGGACCACTAAGAGTAGACAAAATATCTTCTATGTAATCAGGTGGGAGGTTTGCTTCATTGTCTTTGGGATTCATGTAGAGAAATTCGTAATCTCTCCCCTTCTTTGGTAGTGGGGATCTACTGATAGGATCTTCTTTCTTGACAAACATCTTATAGCACCAGTGCGCTTTTGATGGGGGATTACAATCAAAGTAAAATCTATTAATTAAAGCTTCTGCTACTGTTTGTCCATCATCATTTACTACTTCTTGTACTGCTACTTGTGCAAGCCTTGTCTTCACTATTTCAAATCCAGAAAAAGGTATTTGTGATATCTCGTTCAAGTAGATAGTACAATACTCTAAACCCAATATCTTCTCTGTACGTTCTTTATTATCAAGTCCTCCAAACCATATTTCACTACCATTAGGAAAACGTACTACCCAATCCTGTTTGCTTACTCTCCAATCTCTACCTTCTTTTAATTCGGGGAAGCATAAGCGCATCATCTTTGGAAAGGTATCAAAAGCTATTGCTTTCTTAACATCGTTGAAAACAGATCGCAGGATACAATGTCTACTATTGGGTGCTTTTAGTGCTCGTAGTGCTACACACCTACATAAAAGAAAAGTCTTCCCTGACCTACTCCCTCCTACAAACATTATATATTTACTTCTGGAGGAAAGTAGCTGAAGACCTACTAGCTGTTTGGGTGTCCAGATAAAATTAGCTTCTGTCATCTATTGGAACTTGCCTCCCTCTTATGTTAGTCCAATCCTTAGTAGGATAGAAGTAGGGACAATCATCCCCATCTACTGGATCAAAGCATGGTCTTTGCTTCTTACACTCTCCAGCAAATTCACAATAGAAAGTCTTCTTGTATTTTCTCCTTTTGTTCTTCTTCTCTAATTCATCATCATTCTTCATCTTCTTCCTCTGAATCCTTATCAGTAGTGGGTTTAGGAGTAGTAATATTATGACAACTACTACTATCCTTATTTCTACATTGGTTTGTCCCTCTATTCGGGCAATTATTGTTTTTATTCTTACAGTCTTTATCCATAATTTCCTCCTAATAATTTATCACCTCTTTTTAATACAGTCCACTGATAGTAGTCCTGTTTAGTTTCACATAATCTATATCCCATCTTACCAAGTAAGTAGTGTTTTAACTCTTTATTGATTGCTGCTACTCTTTCCCAAGAAAAAAGCTTTTTGTATTCTACTCCTACTTGCTGATATCTTTTTCTATCACAATTGGTAAACGGTGCTGATTGTTTTACTTCTTCCGGTATTATGATATCTCCCCACCTAGATTTTTCTACTTCTAAATCATGTTGAATCTGTTGCAGAAACATCTTGGTATAAGCAGGATTTCTTATTAGTTCTTCATAAGGCACTTGGTAATCACATAGAGGCAACCACCAGTAGTAGAATCTTTGGTAGAGATTGGCAAGCTTTGCTGGATCTATTCTTTTATCAATCCTCACTTCTGGATAGACTTTACAGATATTTACTTTCTTTCTATAAATAGAATCAATCCAAGAGTAGGGATGTTTATAGATCAGGAGTATGTATATTTTCTTCTCTACTATTGCTCGTAATACTTCTCTACCGTAAATGTGTTTGTGAAAGCCTGTCTTTGGTGTGTTTACAATTACTACTTCTTCAGTATTCTGCAATAGTAGCTGTTCTAAGAAGGTAGTGCCGCTTCTCTGTAAACCTACTACTACTACATTTTTCTTTTTCATTCCAAGTAGTCTTTCTCTTCTAGTTTTAACTTCATAGGTATCATAGAATCTAAGGCACATAATGTTCACACTCCCTGCAAAGATCACTGCCCGGTGTATTATCACATTCAGTATTTCTGCATAAACATCGAGTAGAAATTAATCTTTCTCTTCTACTAAACATACTATAAACTACCAAATATCTTCTTAGTGCTCTTAGCATATGCCACTTAGTAGATCTCCCTGTGCTTCTTGCCAGTTCATACATCTTTGCTTTTAATATTTCACTCTCTATAGTAAAATCGTTATTATTCGGCATAGTCTTCACACCTTTCTTACCATGCTACCCCCCATGACCAAGCAAGCAATAAAGCATTAATAAATATACAAGCATTATTAGTAATATTATCAAAATCAGAATCATGCCCATGCACCATTCCCTTTATTACTAATACCACCACTACTACTATGTACATCCAAAAATGGAACTTAACAAATAATTCCATATTACTACTCCTTAAAAGATTAATAGACGTTTTTTATTCTCTATATTTATTATATCACGTTTTTCTTGAAGTTCGCTGGTTTTTTTATAAGTCTTTGTTTTCTTTCGTTGATTTACTGTGCCATCCCATCCTTTTATGTATCTATCTGCTCTAGCACTTGCTTCTACTCTTCTTGGCAGTGTATCCTCCCTAGACATATCAGGCATTGCAAACTGCTTACTCCAGTTATTATAAAAAGCGTCTAATATAAGATCTTCTTCATTTGTTTGATTTATTTTATCATCCCAAATAGTCATTTACCACTCCAAATACTCACAAACTAATATTATGATTAATACTCCTATAATAATTAATGCTTCCATTATTCTTCTTCCTCTCCTTCATATGTGTCATTAAATAATTCATCATCGGGAATAAGTTTAAGTCTCTTTATAAACTTGTATCTTGCAGTATGAGTAGCACTAGTTTTATCGTCTACTGAATTTCTCCATAATCCAAACGGTAGTTGAAACGACTCACTCCCAAATATCTCTACTAAGTCTTTTCTTCTTCTACTAGGCATTAGAACACCAAATCCCTTTTAGTTTTTATACCTAGCTCTTCTTCTACTTGCTCTGTTATCTTTTCTACTGCTTCTTCTGCATTAGCATACGTTGGAATAAATCTTCTATAAGGATCAGCAATACTAGTTACTTCTATAAAATCAGGAGCAGATACATAAGGGAAACTTACTGCACTACAACTACTACTAACTATATTACTTCTACCTATATTCCTTTGTGCTGCTTGCTGTATAGGTACTATTTCTACTGGTCTATTTTCCGTTTTCTTCTTGGTTTCACCTCTTGTCTTTATTATCTCCAATGGTGGAACATATGGAGCATCTATTAAACCCATTTTCAATAGTAGCTTTTTAATCATGCTTACCTCTCATTAACTCCTTTTACTACTCCTGCTAGCATCTCAATAATATTGCCTGTAACCATTGCAACAGACTTTTGTCCATTATATGTATTTACAAAAAGTAAATCTACAGTAGCTTTCTTTCCGACTGTTCCTCTAGGCACTACTATACATTCATCTAATTCTGCTGCTAAAAATTCAGGTGCTTCATATTTAGGAGCATCTTCTATACTTTCTGCTATTTTTATTTTTATACTATTTGTAGACATTTTACTACTCCTTATCTCTTCTTTCACTTCAAAAGCATAATTTACTACTATCCAATCTTCTATACAATTTTCTCTACTAATAAGATGGTTTTTGTTCGCTGCTTTCATTTTCATTTTCCAATATGGATAGTAATCCTTAATAATGTCTCCTTCTGTTACTGTATGCTCTCCTGCTAGATCTATATACTTAAACCTTCTAATCATTTTACTTCTCCATATCATAGAGTAATAGTAGAACTAAAAAGATTATAATCATTACTATTAAACTACTCATTCTATAAATCCTCTCTGATCTTCATATATACAATCTAGTAATGCCTTCTGTACTTCTTCCGGTAGACTACAAAACCAAGCAAAAAGAACAGCCTTTGTGTAGTCATTTAATAATATATCATTTGGCTCCGTTGTTACATGCAGTAGAAACATAATTTATATCCTTTCATCAGTTTTATCTACTCTAATGCTTATAGGAACAGATTCAGTACTACCACCTAGTTCTGTTATCTGCTTTTGATGCCACCGTTCATAATTATTACATAGATTAAAAATAGGACCAGCAGCATGACCTTGAAATAGACGTTCTTCTCCATATATTTGACAAACTGCTTTCAGCCTTTTTACTGTGCTACAGAAAGTAGACGGTCTACTAAGTTCACCAGTAGAGTAGACATATTCTCCTACTTCCCTTTTTTCAAGTAGTTGATCCTCTGTTAAATGTTTTGTGTTTCTTAAATTCTTTTCATAGTCAAGTAGTGTTACTCTATCCATTCCTAATGCAAAAGCTAATCCACTTATAGTATATGGTGTAACTTGTTTCCAATAGCTTTCTACTACTTTCTTTTTATCTCCTTTCCCTTTTGTTATTTTTACTTTTCTCCAACAGCTTCTAAAGTAGGCTACTCCTGCTTCTTCCATTTGTTCTGGAGTAGAAAACCTTGGTGGTCTACCAAGTCTAGGTAATCCGGTAATAGGATCTGTCCAAGAAAAACGGTGCAGCCTTTCTACTATTATCCTTTCTCTCTTCTTCCTCATTATTATTTATTTAGTCTCCTTCATCTCTTATTTCTTTTAATTCTTCTGTTAATACCTCTGCAATTTTATCTCCTAATATACTACTATCCATTTCTACTACTACTTCACTTTTATTCATTAACTCTCGAATGCCTTGCAATTCAGCAAGGATGTCTTCTAACAATCTTGTTATTTTCCACATTATTATTTCTCCTTTATTTCTACTCCCTCTTTTAGTTCAATGATTATATTTTCCAGACATAGATAATCCTTATAAGCAGTAATCATCAAACCCGGTTCTTCTCTTTCCATTATGGTAGATAACACCTTCTTATTCTCTTTATGTAGTTCTATAGTAAATGGATATTCAAAGAAGCCTAGCTTTAGTGGACGTAACTGTACGGTTATTACTACTCGATTATTTTTTTCATCCAAAAATAAATCATCTGGAATTAAAGTCTTCTCTGCTATTAAATTATTCTCTGCTGTTCTCAATTGCATAACACTATCGTTTAACATAATAGCAATATGTAATAATTTTTCCAGTGACATAATTTTCTCCTTTAAAGCGTAATCTCTACTATTACTCTACCTACTTCTCTCCTAGTCATACCTGTTGAGGTATGTTCCTCCATGCCTATCTGTATCCAAGTAGGAAAAACGCCTGTTTCTTTTTTAAACTGCTCTACTAAAGTATTTACAGAAGAACGAATATCTATTTCTAGTTGTCTCTTCCTTGTTTTCACACTCCTGATAGTAGGTTCTTGATAAAGTTCCTGCTTTACTCCTCCTTCTCCTTGTTGCTTTCGTGGTCTACCTCTAGTAGGTGCTACCATAGTACTACTCCTTTTTATTGGTTAAAAAAATCCTCATCTTTCAATTTCATTATACCACATTTTTCAACAATCACGCAGGTTTGATAAAAAAATAAAAAAAATTTCGGTAAGATTGAACAAAAATGTGGTATAATACAAACGTATGATTAGAAATTCTTTCAAGGAGGAAATTTGACAAATATGCAGATCGGCAGGAAGAAAATCAGATTCCAGAAAATTTATCCCGAAAGGGACCGTTCTACTGATTGGAGTAGATGGTTTCTAGACATTGGTAGAGGCTTCTTTATTTGGGATGAACCAGAACGAAAAGGAAAATTTATTTGTGGTGCAGGAAGTTTCTCATTTGGAGAAGAAAGAGTAAAACTTATTGAAAGGATCAAGAAAGATGGTAGTACTGTCTTCGGAAATAAGATCAGAGAGAAAATACTACTTCAGTAAAATGAGTAGAAATGTGGTTGTAGACTATGGATACTTGTCTACTTTGTGTAAAATCAAACACTTAAAAAGCCGCTTTATATATAATATATTAAATAGAGTAATTACTCGTAAGAGTAATTATCGTAAGTACTTCGTACTTACTCAAATTATCTTACTCGTAATTACCGTGTTTCTGCGAAACACGTTCTACTTCTTCTTACTGCTTGGAGCAAACGGTGAGAAGAAAAATTAGAAAAAAGATTCTTGTAGAGAGTTTTGAATATGGTAGAAGTCTATCTTCTGAAAACGAAACAGAGATAGAAATGTCTACTGCTACAAAAACAATAATAGATCATTGGTACAATATGCCAAACTTAATCAAATCAAAATTTAATACTAAAGCTTTTGAGAGAGCAATTATGTTTCTCAATAATAGGAAAATACTATCAGATGTAAAATCTACACATTTCTACTCTATAGAAAAATATCTATCAGCAATACAAACCTACAATAATATTCTGCCAAGTGGAAATGTGAAGAAAGTAAATATAGCAGATTTTTTCATCCCACCAGATAGAAGATATTCAAAACAACCCACCTACTATCAATTAATTACTTCTGGAAAAATGGAAGAACATATCAAAATAGATGGAACTATAAAACAAAGAAAATATGTTGCTAGTAGAATCCAATGGCATTACTGCAAGCATGTACTAGGTGCAGATCCTAATAAACATAGTATCTCACAGAAGCAGGGAAGAGATTTTGCAATAGCAGCTAGAAAATTACTTCGCTATATGTACAAAAATAATAAATTGGATATAATAGACTATGAAGAAGGAGCAAAGCTGGATGATTTTATTAGAACATTAATAGCAGCAATTCGCTGGAACTACAGAATGAAGTTCTTCCATATAGGATGCCTTTGTAGTGAACACACATTTACAGAAGTTTTACCAAAGTATGTACATTTACAAATTAGAAAGGGAAAAAAATGAAATTTAGTGGAAAGAGATTTACAGTTGCAATAGTATTAGCTACTATGCTTCTAATGGTTTTTTTATTTTCGGCAAGTGTTATTGCATATATAGTAGCTAATCCTTGTTTAAGGGTAATAGCATTAGGAGTAGCATTTATGTGTATGGTAGTAATTCTCTACAATGGATTGGAATAGTGTATGAAAAAAGTAAAATTAAAAGCTGGTATAGAAAGACAAATTCTGATAGGACTTATTACTTCTGATTCATTCACCAGAAAAGTTCTACCAATAATGGAGATTAATTTACTAGAAATGCCAGCAGCTAGAATAGTAGCTGCTTGGGCATTCGAGTATTTTGGGAAGTATAAAAGCAGCCCAAAAAAGCATATTAAGGATATTTTTACTGATAAGAGCAGGAAGATAAAAAAAGAAGAAACAAAAGAATGGATAGATGACTTTCTACAATCTATTAATAAAGAATATGAAAGCAGTGATTTTAATGAAGAATTATTATTTGATAGGACATTACGTTATTTAAAAAGACAAAAACTTAGAAGTAATATAAATCAAATAGAAGATCTTCTAGATTTAGATAAAGTAGAAGAGGCCGATCAACTTTGGATAGAAAGTAGAAAAATAGCTAGTTCATTAGATCTTGGTTTTGATCCACTCTCTATTACTACTACCAAAGAACTACTGAAAAAAGAGAAAGATCGAATTACTGTCTATACTGGTATCCCAAAATTAGACAAACTAACAGGACCATTAAAATCAGGATGGTTAGCAGTATTTATGGGACCACAAAAAAGAGGGAAAACATGGACACTTCTTTGCCTTGCTGTCAATGCTTGCTTGCAAGGTTTTAATGTAGTATTTATTTCTCTCGAAAGTTTGGATGTAGATTTAGCTTTACGCCTTTGGTCTATGATAGGTAGTTTGGTAGTAAAGATGGATGATAGAGACACAAGAAAAACAGTAATGCTGGATTTTCCTTATTATACTGACAATGATGAAGTTCTGTATAAAAAAAGAAAAAAGAAAATAATGACTGATAAGAATGTACTTGATGCTGTAAGAAGGTTTAATATGCATTCTACCGGCAAGCTTATTATGAAAGTCTTCCCAATGCATACAGCAGGACCAACAGAAATAGATGCTTATTTGGATAGCTTAGAAGCATTTGAAGATTTTACTCCAGATGTTGCAGTAATAGACTACTTAGGGATTATGAAAGGTGTAGCAGAACCAAGAGAAAGATACAATCTAAATGCTGCTTACCTTAAAAGTATGGCACAAGAAAGAAAAATGTTAGTAGCAGCAGGACATCAAGGTAGAAGAGAAACAATAGAAGCATTCAATATTAATTCAGAAGATATGCCAGAAGACATTCGGATACTAGGACATTTAGATCTTCTGTATGGTTTGAACCAAACACATGAAGAGAGAGTAAGTGGGATATTTAGGATCAGTAATTTAATTCATAGACATGCTAGATACGTTCCTACCAAACAGGTACAATTACTACAACAATTAGAAGCAGGACAATTTGCACTAGATGGTAAACTAATAGATGCAAAGGAAATAGAAGAAGAAATTCTTGAAAGGGAGTAAAAATGAAAAAATATTCATCTTATATTACTACATACTCCGGTATAAAATTTGGATTTGTAGATATTGACAAATCATTAATATACATAGGAGACATAGCACATGCATTAAGTAATATTTGCAGATTTGGTGGACATACAAAAGAGTTTTATTCAGTAGCAGAACATTCAGTGCTAGTAAGTAGGAATGTATCTAAAGAAGCTGCTATCTATGGATTGATGCATGATGCTGGAGAAGCATATTTAATGGATATTCCTAGACCTATAAAACAATTTGCACCAAAATTAGAAAGACTTGAACAAAAATTACTTAATGCTATAGTAGAGAAATACAATATTCCCATTAATAAAAAGATAATAGAAGAAGTAAAAGATGCAGATAATAGAATACTAGAAGCAGAAGGAGCAGTAGTATTTCAACAAACACCGACATGGTGGAATAGTGAAGGAATAGATCCTAGGAATGCAAACGGAGAATTAGTACTTTCTGTAAAATGCTTACCACCAAAGGATGCTAAAGAACTTTTCTTAATAAGATTTTTTGGGATTGTACCAAGATGGCAAACAAAATAATAGAATTAAATCCGATCTACTCTAGGTACACAGGGAAGAAATCTGATATTTCTGCTTTACTTTCTTATGAAGAAGAAGCGTGGTATCAGGGACCGTTTAGTAAAGAAAGATATACTAAAAAAACATCTTTGCTAGATTCAACTCATACTTTTCTTTCTGGTTATACAAAAAGGATTACAGATGTATATCCAAAAGTAGAAGTACAACCAATAGATTACAAAATAAAAACCAACAAACATCCTAAAGTAGCAAAATTTAAATTTAGACAATACCAGAAAAATGCTATAGCAGAACTACTCCAATATAATAGAGGTGTACTAACAGCAAAAACTGGAGCAGGGAAGACATTGATAATGGGTGGAATTATCAGTATGGTACAAACGAAAGTTTTGGTAATAGTTCCTACTAAAGATCTACTCCATCAAACAGCAGAAAAACTATCAGATTATTTTCCTGATTATGCAATTGGTAAAGTGGGAGATAAAGAAGAAGTAATTACAGATATTACTGTTGGATTGATTAATAGTATCTACAAAAATAAAAAAGTATTAGAAGAAGGATGGGGGATGTTATTGATAGATGAAGCACATAGGGTATCTACATTCGATGGAATGTATGCTAAATTTTTACTATCTTGTAATGCTCCTATCCGATATGGTTTTACAGCTACTATAGATCCAAAGGAACACAAAGCAGTAGTAATGGAAGGACTCATAGGACCACACGTTGTAGAAGCAAAAAAAGAAGAAGTAGATAAATATTTAGCCAAACCAAAAGTAGTATTAATAATGGACAGAACAGGTAGACAATATAAAACACTGAGAGGGAAGTATGTAGATATCTATTTTGTTGGTATTGTACATAATAGATACAGAAATTCTTTAATAATAAAAGAAGCAAAGAGGTGGATAGATAAAGGATTGACAGTATTGATACTAGTAGATAAAATAGAACATGGAGAGAATCTACTAAAAATGGCAAATATCTTGATGCCTAATAAGTTTGTCTTCTTGCAAGGTACTACAAAATCTGAGATTAGGAGAGAAGAAAAAGAATATTTCTTAAAAAAGAAACGCAAGGGTGTAATAGCTACTAGAATTTGGGGGGAAGGTACTGATATCAAGACAATAGGAGTAGTAATTAATGGAGTAGGTGGAGAGAGTGAGAAAGCAGCTATACAAAAATTTGGTAGAGGTATGAGAAAAGCTAAAGGAAAGGAAGAAGTAATATTAGTAGATATCATAGATGCAGAGAGTCATAAATATTTTATGGAACACTCACTAAAAAGAGTATGCTACTACTCGGACCAAGGATGGATATAATGGCTAAAGAAGTAATTATGGATGATGAAGAATGAGTAATTTTGATATTAAAGAATATCTAGAGAATACTGGCATAGAATATTCTTCTGGAGGTAAAAATGTTTCTACTGGATGGATTGGTATTACTTGCCCATTTTGTGGTGATGTTAGCAATCACTGTGGTATTAATCTCTCCAATAATATTTTTAGTTGTTGGATTTGTGGAGAGTCAGGAGATGAAGTAAAACTTATAGCAGAGATAGAACAAATAACAGAATACGAAGTTAAGAAGAAAATTATACCACTGTACATAGATCCTTTTAAAACACCACCAAAGAAGAAGAGAAAAAGAATTGCTTTTGATGTTAAATTACCAGAGTACACTATTAAAGTAGATATAGATAATTTACCTAAAGCAATTATAGCTTGGTTGAAAAGAAGAAAATTTAGTAAGGATATACTAAAGAAGTATAATGCCTACTACTGTTTGCCCTATTCAAAACATCCTATGTGTCTTTTATTTCCTATTTATGAACATAAAGTAGTAGTTTCATACATTTTAGTAAACGTAGTTAAAAAGCAATATACTTTATGTCCTGATAGTAATTCTCTAATAAGCAGAAATAGTATCTTATATGGAATAGATAAAGCAAAGAAATATACAAAAATTTATATAGTAGAAGGATTGACAGATAAATGGAGAATAGGAGATAAAGCAATCGCTATTTTAGGAAAACGTCTGTATAACAACCAAGCAAAAAAAATAGCTAAATTTGCAGTAGATAATAAAATAGAAGAAATAGTAATTTTCCTAGATAAAGATGCAAAAAGAGAAGCAGTAAGATCTTTGAAGAGAAATGCTGGAGCAGTATTACTACAATACCTACCACAACAAATAGAAGTATCTGCTATTTTGCTAGAAAATCAAGACTTAGAAGACGATCCAGACCAAGTAGATCCAAAACTACTAACAAAACTATAATTTATATTTATTAGTAGACGTTAGTTTTAGGCCGTTTAATAGACATATAATTACATATAATAGACACAAAATAAAACTATTAAATAAATCTACTAATAATTTCAGCTACTTAAAAAACCACTTTAAAGCGGTATTCCAACAAAAAAAATACAAAAAAAGATCATAAAAAATTTAACTATTATCTATAATAATATCAGCTATTTAGACAAGAAGGTGTTTGACAAGCAGATCTACCTATATTACATAACAGTTGCCCGGTAAGGGTATAGGTTCTCTACATAAGCTTTCCGGAAAGCTAAAACACTTTCGCAGGTTTAATGGTAAATCCGGTATTACCCTCCTGCTGATATCTTTAAAAATTTGGAATGATCTTGAAACAAGCAAGCTCCCTTTGCTGATAAAAGCTTGCCTGTTTTTCCTCTGGTAGACTTCTCCTAGTCTGCTATGTAAGTCTTCCTAAGTGGGGAAGCAATTCCGACTATATAACTCCAGAAGGTAGAAATATAGTAATTATTCTTTTCTGATAAATTGTACAAGGTGGAGACATAAGCGTGAACTTCATTCTTTGAGGTAGACAGTAAATTGATGGTAGAAGAAAAGAATAATGGTAAATGGTCCCACTTCCTATCATCAGTATGGGAAGTAAAGAAATGCTATGATGTAATAATAGGTAGTAGTATTTCGGGACCAAATAAGAGATATTTTATCTTCTTATTTAAGGATAGTAGAGAAAGGTTAGGTTTATTATGAGAATCACTAATACTACATACGATCAATTGCAAGAAGCATTAGCAACAGTAAATGAAATGTTTGATAATAACATTACATTTAAAAACTGTACTGCTGCTAATACAAAAGAAACAATTTGGAATGTTTCACTTAGGGCTGTTGATAGTAGAAAAGCTGGTGCTAGAAGAAGTCCGGGTAGACTTGGTAGAAATGATAGAAGAAGTATTGCTGCTTGCTGGCATGTTCATGGATACTTCCATGATGCATTGCCAAAAAATGCTACTATTACTACTGGATACTATAATCACAGAACAAAGAAGCATCCCGGTGATCCTTGGGTAGAACAAAATATGCAAATAGGCTGGGGAACAATACGCCCAATGAGTGATTTGTGTGATTGTGAATAATTTTTATTTTTACTTCTACTATCCTTAAACAAGAAGATAAGATAGATTTATTCTCTTATTAGTGGGGAAGAGAAAGAGTAGGTGTATTATGACAAACTTTGAAAAATATCCTTTCAAGGTAGGACAAGCAGTAATCTACAATTCTTCTTCCGATAATGAAGACCATTGTGCTTTAATCAAGAAGGTTATAGAAGAGAATCTTCTTGTAGAGGATTGTAAGCCAAGAGCATATTGGGAAAAAGAAGAAGATCTTCTTTTTTGGATTCATGTTTCTTCTGTTACCGCAGTAGCATGATAAACATTTTTTGCTTCCCCACTAATAAGAGAATAAAATATAACCAAAGGAGGTATGTTATGAAACGTATTACAGTAGTATTTTTTAATAATGATAGAAAGTATGTGGGTTGGAAGTATATGCATAATACTACCTATAGAGAAGTTAGAAATTGGTGCTTATCAGGAAACTTTGTAACTGTAGAAAAGAGAGTTTTTAATTTCGCTAACCATACAAAACTTCTAACAGGTATCTATAGAAGAATACTACAATAAAGGGAGGTAAAAATGCTTTGCAGTGATTATGATAAGAAAGAAGTAAATGAGGTTAGAAGAGAAGATAGCTATCATCCTATGTATCATGCTCCACTAGCAAGGAAAATGCCTAGATTTTCAAGTAGAAAAGAAAGAAATGGTAGAGTACATATCTTCTCAAAAACAGAGATTAAACAATATATAAAGGAGAAAAACAATGCCGAATTTTAAAATTGATTTTGATGTAACGATGGTAGTAAAAGCTGCTACCAAATTTGATGCTTATCAAAAAGCATTTAAGATTCATTTAGGAGAATTAGAAAAAGAACTACATAAGGGAAATATAGAAGAGTGGGAAGCAACATTAGTTAAAACAATAAAGGAGGTATAAAATGCCATGCTACCAAGTAAATTTAGTATCAGTAGAATTTAAGGTAGGTAATAGTCAAATTCTACTTGATATGCTGGAAAGAAAGCAAATGTCATATGTGAAAGATGGTAATACTATTTATATTACTGGTGGAATTAGAGTAAATCTGGAAAAACAAACAATAGTAGCAGGAAGTAATTACCAAGCTAATACTATTAAGAGAGGTTATGCAGAACAGGTATTGATGACAGTAGCAAAAAAGAAGAGGTGGGCATTTAAGAAAAAGAATGATGGTAAATACCAGATTAGGAGGTTTTAAAATGGCTAATACATTTGAAGTAGAAATATTAGAAGATGGAATGTTAAAAATAGATTCAGAAGCATTTTCAGAAAGTATGCATAAAAATGCTGACGATCTGCTAGAAGCAATAATAGAAGCAATGGGAGGTAGTGTTACCACTACAAAAAAAGAACACAATTTCTGGAAAAATAAAAATGTATTGAAGGGTGGAAAGATAGTAGAGGTGAAAAAATGAGAAAAATGCAACAGAAAAAGTATTTTAATAGAGGCTACAAGCCTACAGAAAACCGTGAAAGACACGAAGCAAAGCTGTTAGCTAATGAATTGTATATGGCTCCATTTTATAGATACCTAAAAGCAGAGAAGAAAAACAATACTTTTAAAAGCAAGTTTCATAGAAAAGCCTATAACCATTTAACGAAGTCTATCCAAAGGTTGAATGAAATAGCAATGGAAGACTTTAGGTAGGAAGGTGTGTTATGTGTACTATTTTAAATGCTACCAATTGGGTATTGAGAGCAGATCTCGAAAAGAGAAATGCCAGAAGAAATGGTACTTTTCAATTTTATTCAAAGAGATTTGTAGATAGAGAAATTTGGCAAGGTTCGGAAGGTGTCTTCCTTGCTAATAAGGTTATGACTTTCTCTAGGGTAATTATGCAAATGAAGAAATCATGTATTTATAGCAATTAAAGGAGGGTAGAGAAAATGAAAGAACTTGTACTAGGTATAAAAGCAGGATTTAGTTTATTCTATTTAAATACCTATGAACCAAATGCTGCTATAGATGATGTAAAGAAAGAATTAGAAGAGTTAAAAGAAAATGGCACAATATCAAATATCAAAGAGTGGGATTTTACAGAAAGTGGTGATCCTTCAGAAGTAATAGAAATGCTTTCTGGTGAAAATGCAGAAAATAGAATGGTGGTAATAGCAAAGAATCTGAATTGGTTTATGCAGGAAGAGGTGGAAGGTAGTAGAACTATTAATCAGTTTCTATTAAATAATATTGAGAAGTTTTCCACTGCTGGTAATAGGAGATCATTAGTAGTAGTATCGGCAGATCCTATAGAGAAAGCTATTCCAGCTTGTCTAGTCCAGCATTTCAGATATATAGAATTTAAGCTACCTGATAGAGAAGAAATAAAAGAGTTATGGGAAGCATTTAAAGAAGATTATAAAGAAAATCCAAATTGGAAATTACCGGATGATGAAAAACTGGTAATAGAGTATGCTAGAGGGTTGACTAGAACTGGAGTAGTAAATGCTTTCTCCCTTGCTACTATTAAAGGGAAGGGAAAGATAGATCCTTTAGAGATAGCTTATTTAAGAGCAGAAGAAATTGAAAAAACACCGGGTGTGAAATTGGGGAAATTCGGAAAAAACTTCTCTTCTCTAAAAGGTTATGATGTAATCAAGAGATTTGTTAAAACTACTGGTAAATCTAAACTAGCTAAAGGTGTATTACTTCTTGGACCTCCGGGGGTAGGAAAGACACACTTTGCAGAATGTGTAGCTAATGAACTTGGTTTACTTTGTATTATTGGTGAACTTGCGGAACTAATGGGAGAAGGTTTAGTAGGACAAGCAGAAGCAGCATATAAGAAATTTATTCAAGTAGTAGTTGCTAATGCTCCTTGTGTTCTGGTATTGGATGAAGTAGAAAAAGGACTTTCTGGAGTTAATAATAAAGGTACTAGTGGAGATTCTACTACTAAGAAATCTGCTTCTCAATTGTTGAAACTTATGTCTAATGAGGTGGAAAGAGAAGGTTTATACATTATGGGAACTTGCAATGAAAAAGATTCTCTACCTCCAGAATGGTTAAGAGCAGAAAGGTGGGATGGAGTATTTTATATTCCATTACCAAATAGTGCAGAACAGAAAGCTATTCTAGATCACTATATGAAAGAATATGATGTAAAAGGGAAAGCACCAAATATGAAAGGTTGGAGTGGAGCAGAAATCAAAACCTGTTGTAGACTTGCCAAAATGATGAATACTACTCTAGATGATGCTTCAAAGTTTGTTATTCCTATTAGTAAAACAAAGAAAGAAGAAATAGAAGCATTAGAAAAGTGGGCATTTGCTGGTAATTGTTTAATAGCAAGTACGCCAGAAGATAAGAAAGAAATAAAAACAAGCAATAAAAGAGCAGTAGACTTTTAATCAAAGGAGAAAAAAATGAATGAACAGGAATTTAAAGAAAATTACAAATGTATGCAAATGAAAATATCGTATCCTAAACTTCAAGGTGATATTGATATTGAATTGCCTCTGTTTAGAAGAAGAGTAGAAAACACATTAGAAAAAGCTAATAAGATGTTTGGAGAATTACAGCATGTTCTATTGATAGATATAACAGAGAATAATACTAATGTAGCAGTTGTGGTAATGAAACACATTGAAGATGAAAATGTAGAACATTTTATGAAAATATTAGGTGGAGAAGTAATGGTTGAAGCTGCTAGATCTAATGGTAGAGATGAACTATCAACAACAGAACTAATACAAATTATGTCAGCAATGCAAAATGCTGAAGAAGAAAAGGAGCAAAAATGAAAGTACAAAAAGTAAATACAGAAGGAATTTTTCTAAATGTCAAGATAAGAATGTGGGGAGCGAGTAGTAAAGTAGAGAAAGACAAGCTTGGCTCCCTTCCTTCCGATATCGTAAAAGCTACACAAGCACTAATTTTGGAAGAAGATAAAGAAAAGCTTGAACAATTGGGAAAGATTAAAACAAAAGTCACTGTTACCTACCTTAATAGTGTTTCTTTTCCATTTCCTGTACTTGGATTTGTAATGGTTCCTAGAGAAAGAGTAATGGAAATTGATAGGTACTTGGAAGAAGTAAAAAAGGAATTTTTTGAAGTAGTAGATGGAATGGATATTGAAAAATACAAAGAAAACTTTAAAGCTAAACACCCTAAGTATTATAAACCAAACAAGTATCCATCGCAAAAATATTTTAGATCCCATTTCGCTTTCGAGTGGAGTTTTAAAGATTTATCTCCTAGTGATTCTCTGAAGTCAATAGATCCAAAGCTGTACAAAGAAGAGCAGGATAAATTCAAAGAAGATATTAAACAAATGGAAGAAGATACAATAAATCTTATTTCTAATGACATTCTAATGAGAGTAAACAATCTAAAAGATATGTGTTCTGGAAAGAAGAGAATAAGCCAACGAACCATTAATGGTCTGGAAAGTCTTCTTGAAAAGTGGGATATGTTATGGAAAGGTTTTATTAGTAATGATGCTTTAAAAGAAGCAATTGCAAAAATTAAAGAAAACATAGTAGACCTAAATGCAGATGATTTGAGGTTCGATAGAGCAGCAAAAAGACAAGTTAAAAAAGCAGTAACAGAAATTATTGATACTGTACAAACTGAAGTAGAGAATATTGGAAAACGTGATCTGGTATTCTAAACAAAATACTCCCCATAGTGAGAAATTGCTATGGGGAGTATTGTTGTATGGAGAGAAGCATTTTTAATTATTAGTACGTTTAGCAAATCCGTCGTAGTAATTTCCCAAAATTTTTTAAATAGGAGATAGAAAAATGAAACCAAGAAATTTTCCAGCTAGAATCTATCAGAGAAGAGTAGAAGCAATAGAAAGATTAGAGAAAGAGGATTATAAACAAGGAAATGAAAAAGCTATTACCAATACAAAAGCAAAGATTAAACACCAAACACTTTCAGAACAAAGATCTGTAAGAACAAAAAAAGACAGAAGCTAGGAGGTAATTAAATATGGAAGCACCAATAACAAAAATGCGGTTATTACTGTTTGAAGACTGTAATAGAGGCTGTCCCGGTTGCTGTAACAAAGATTGGAATTTAAACACATTGCCAAAAGTAGAAGATGAAGACTTTAAACACTTTAAAGAATTTCTACTAACAGGAGGTGAACCATTATTAAAACCAGAAGTAGTAGTAGACACAATTTACAGAATAAGAAGAAATAATAAAGATGCAAAAATCTATGTCTACACTGCACAACTAGACATGCTTACTCCCTTCTACTATATTTGTAGAGTAGGAGTAGAAGGGTACACAGTGACCTTACACAACCAAAAAGATGTTGAACATTTCAATAATTTTCAACTTTGGTTTAATTTATGGTACAATGCAGAACGATACAGCATGAGAGTAAATGTGTTTAAAGGCATAGAATTACCGGAAATTATCTTCCCTTGGTGGAAAATAAAAAGAAATATGGTATGGAGAAAAAACTGTCCATTACCAAATGGTGAAATTTTTATGCGACTTTGAACAAAAATGTGGTATAATATAAACATAGGGTTAGAAAGGATAGATAGTAGAAGTCTACTATCCATTTATTAAAGGAGGCAAAATGGCAAAAAAACGAACAGAGAAGATACCAATAGAAATTGGTACTACTACTAAAGAAGAAATATTTAAATATATCTACAACCAATACAAAACTGCACCAGATCAAGAAGCATTTATAGTAGCTTTAAAAGATGATAACTATTCTATGGAAAGACATATGATAGTAGCTACTATGAAATACCTCTATCCAAATCAGAAAAACATAGAAGAAACAATAGAAGAATGGATAGTTAATATTGAAAAACATCTTAGTAAGAAAGTTTATTCGGATGCTATTAATAGAAAAGTAGAAACCTGTCAAGAAGAACTTGGGGAACTGTTGAAATGTTCTACTGGAGATGATATAAGAAATCGTTTAAAAGATATTGTAGTAGAGATAATGAGTATAGACAGAGCAGTAATAGAAATTGATAAAGGACCAATGATAGAAAGAATACCAGAAAAAATATACTATCCAACTACATTTCTCAATGTTAGAGTAATACTAGCAAGTCCCTCAAAATTTTCTACTGTAATGCTTTTTAATGGAGAACAATGGTTAGCTACTCTTGAATTTAATGAAGAGTATAACAAACCTTGGCATTTAAAAATGGTAGATGCTCTCCATAATACTGAAGAACGGTTTTATTCTACTAAAGAAAGTGGTATCAAAACAATGGTAGCTGAAGTAGTATTAAATAGATTTATGAATGCTGTACCTTTCAACTTCATAGAAGACATACAGGAAAAGGTGTCTAATGAAAAAAAGAAGACAGAGAATACCACTCCCACCAAAGAGAAAGAAACTAAGATTAAAGAAAATTAAGTATAGAATAGTAGGTAGATTATACTTCCCTGATTTTTACATACCATGTAAGATAAGAAGAGGTAGAAAGCTTTATGAAAGTAGACAGAGTATTAAATCCTGTATTAGTAAATACTTTCTACCGAATGATGAAACAACAAAGCTTTTTCCTGATTGTGCAGGATGTGAAAGATGGATAGAATACCTACCAGAAACTTATTATGGTGAAGTATTTGGGAAAGATTCTACCTATTCAGATGAACCAATTATACTTAAAACAAACAAAAGAAAAAGGAAGTGAACTATGGAAACACTTCCAGCAAGAAATGAAAGAATTGGATATGACAAATGTGTAGAAGATAATGTTTTAAAAGATGCTTTAATGGATCTAGCTTTGTTTAGCATAAATACTAAGAAAGGAGAAAGCATATTACAAAGATGGTTGAAAGAGTACAATAGTAGTCGATTATTTAGAGGTTATATTAATGAAGTTTCAAGAGAAAAAAGAAGCAAAAGGAAACAAAAGGCTTTATCAATGGTAATTAAAGAAAATAGAAAAGGAGGTGATAAAAGACTAGATAGTGATATCTATTGTCTATCAGTATTTAATAAGAAACGAAGGACTAAAAAAATAAGAAGGAGGATTATATTATAGGGGAGTAGTAAATGTCTTCTGAAGAAAAAAACTATAGTCCAGAAGAAAGAATAGAGGGTTTGGATAGTGTATCAGACTCCGGTGTAGAAGAAGAAGTAAAAGGGATGCTAAAAAACAGTTTTGTAGATCACAATGCAGAGAGGTCTACCATTCTATCAAACATCCTAAACAAATTATCTTCTTCCTCAAAACAAATTATTAATCTTGTATTAGATCCCCCAAAAGACTTAGAAGAAATCACTCTAAGTAAGGAGAAAGAGAAGTATATTACACTCATAGAGTTAGAAAGATATTTAGCATCATATGGTTGGAGTAGATATAAGATAGTAAAAGGAATTAAAGAAGTTCGTAAAGCATTAAACTATGTTTTTTATGATGTACAGAAAAAGGAGAAATTAAAAATGGCAAAAAAGACTACCACCAAAAAAACCAACAAGAAAAGCACTGCACCAAAAGATGGACGGTTAGCAAAATTAAAGAAATTTGCAAAGTTGTTGGAGATTCCAAAATATACAAAAATGAATAAAGATACACTTGAAGAAAAAGTTTTAGATGTAATAGAAGAGAAAGCAAGAGGTAGCAGGAAGTTCAGAAACTCAAAGGAAAATGAAGAAATGCTGCTTTTCTATAATTCTGTTGTAGATGAACAAATGGAAGATGATGAAGATGAAGTAGAGGAAGAAGAAACTGAAGATGAAGAAACCGAAACTGAAGACGAAGATGAAGACGAAGATGAAGAAGAAACCGAAACTGAAGACGAGGACGAAGAAGAAACCGAAACCGAAACTGAAGACGAAGAGGAAGATGAAGAGGAAGAGGAAGAGGAGGAAGAGGAAGATGAAGAGGAGGAAGAGGAAGACGAAGAGGAAGATGAAGAGGAAGAGGAGGAAGAGGAAGAGGAAGATGATGGTCTGGATGAAATGGATCGAAAGGAATTGAAAGCACACATTAAGGAAAATGATCTTGAAGTAAAAGTATTCAAGAAAATGTCAGACGATGATATTAGAGAAGCTATTAGAGCATTGGATGAAGAGGATGAAGAGGAAGAAGAGGAAGAAGAGGAAGAAGAAGAGGAAGTAGTAGAAACCAAAAAGAAACGTACTAAACTTGATGCAAAAAAAGGGAAAACAACCACTACTAAAAAAGACAAAGGAAAGAAAGCACCACCTAAGAGAGTACAAAATGGGCCGGGAGTAATTGATTCTATGGTGGAATTTTTGGAGAAAAAACCACTTACCAAGAAAGCATTGGTAGACAAACTTGCAAAGAGATTCGCTGATAGAAGCGCAGAAGGTATGGCAAAATCTGTTTCTGTCTATCTTGGTGGGAAGGCTCCAAAGATCATGGGAAGAGGATACACTGTTAAAGTAGTAGATGGTAAGTATATCCTCAAAAAAGGCAAAGGCAAAAAGAAGTAGTAGAATTGGTTTAAGGAAGTAATATGAATAAAAAGCCTCAATAGATTGTGCCTCTAGTATAGGTGCGTCTATTGAGGCTTTTTTTTATGCCTAAAAATTGAGGATACTACTATGGCAAAGGAAGGTTTTTATACAGAAGAGAAAATGGCAAAAAAGAAAAAACCTATTAAGAGATCAGTACTACTACCAAACGAAAAAGATGGTTGTGAAAAGTGTGGATTATACAAACAAACAATGTTGCATAATCCAAAATTAAAACCTTATGGTAGTTTCAGAAAAGAAGTACTTGTTATAGGAGAAGCAGTAACAGCAAAAGATGATTATAATGGAAAACCTTTTAGTATTAAGGATGATGCATGGAAAGTATTACATAAAGCCTTTCAAAATTGTGGATGGAGTTTATATAGAGATTGTAAAATAGTAAATTGCATAGACTGTAGATCAGTAAAAATAGTAGGAGAAGGACATGATTCTTTCATTACTGATAAAACACCTACTAAAACAGAAATACGATGTTGTTGGAATAGAAAGCTATCAGCTATTGAGAAGTATAAACCAAAAGCTGTTTTACTAGTAGGTGAAAAAGCTATATCTTCTTGGTATAGCTTTGATGAAGACAGAAACGCCTTTTCAGAAGTATCCTTGTCTAGTTGGAGAGGAAAAATAATAAAAGATAGAAAACTGAATATATGGGTAGGACATATATACGATCCTTCATACATAATTAGAGGAAAGGATAAATATTTTAATATTTATTGCAAAGAACTTAGGAACTTTCTAAAGAAAGTAGATGAACCACTTGAATTAGAACCAATGCCCAAAATCCACAACTTGAAAAAATTTGAAGAAGTAAAGAAGTTATTAAGCAGGATACTAAGAGAGAAAGGAGAGATCTGCTTTGACTATGAAACCAGTTCTTTTAGATACTTTGAAAATCAGCATGAATTATATTTAGTATCCATATGCTATAAAGGGAAGACATTTGTTTTTCCCTACGACTTTCCACATAAGTATAAGAATAATAGTAGAGTAGCATGGTGGAGTAGGTGGGAAAGAAGAGAAATAAAAAATCTACTAAAACGAATCCTTGAAGATCCTACAATTACTAAAGTAGCACAAAACATAAAGCATGAAATAATTGCTTCTGAATATTTGGTAGAAGATGCAAAAGTTAGAGGTGCAGCATTCGACACAATGATTGCACACCACGTATTAGATGAAACTGCTAAGACTACAGGATTAAAATTTCAAACCTTCTACCATTTTGGAGTATATGATTATAGTAGAGAAATGAAAAGATATATGGTAGCTGAAAGAGGAGAGAAAAATAATTTTATACTTGCTCCTACTAAAGAAGCTTTTAATTATTGTGGTTATGATAGTGCATTTACTAATAGAATAAAAAAGATCCAAAGGAGACAATTAAAAGAACAGAAACTAACCAAAGCATATGATTTATTGCATACAGGAGTAATAGCCTATGCCGACATAGAACAAAATGGAATTAAAATAGATGTAACATTAGCAAAGAAACTAAAGAACCAGTGGGATAATAGAATAGTAGAACTCAAAGACAGTATATTGAATAGTAAAGAAGCAAGGAGGTTTGAAAAGCTGAAGGGTAGACCTATGGCTTATAATAAAGAATTATCAGCAGCAGATTTGAGAGTACTACTATTTGATATACTGAAGATCAAACCAATAAAACACACCAAAACAACTTGGTCTGTTGATAAAGAAGTATTAACTAAAATTGCTGCTAGGAATAAACTAGAGATACTAGACCACGAATTGGAAATAAGAATACTACAAAAACTTTCTGGTACATACCTATCACAAATATTAGATAATGAAGTAAATGGGTTTATCTACCCAAATTTCAATCTACATATACCAGCAAGCTACAGATCTAGTTCTAATGATCCTAATTTACAGAATCAACCAAAGAGATATGAAGCAGGGAAGGAGATAAGAAGACTTTTTACTACTAGGTTTGGGCAGTTCGGACAGTTAGCAAATCCAGACTATAAAGCAATGGAAGTTAGAATTATAGCTTGTGTAACAAAAGATCCTGTACTAATAGACTTCATTGTTAGTGGTAACGATCCTCATGCCTATTGGTCAGAAAAGATATTTAGTAGAATCTTTAGTAGTAAAGAAAGAACAAAAGAATTAAGACAGGAAACAAAAAATAAACTTGTTTTTCCTTGCTTCTATGGATCTTTCTATAAGAAAACCGCACCCGATTTATGGGAAGTATTGACAGATGAAGAAAGAAGAGAATGGAAAAACTATAACAAATTCGAGCAACACATAGAAGATGTAGAAGACGACTTTTGGACTATGTTTAAAGTTACTAGAGAATGGCAGAATAATTATGTTAATAGTTATTATAAAAAAGGCTATATAAGAGATTACGCTTGGGGATTTATTAGAAGAGGTTATTTAGATAGAACGAAAATATTTAACTTCCCAATTCAAGGACCAGCCTTTCATTGTTTACAATGGAGTATTAATGAGATCTGGAAACAAAACTTCTTTAACATGAAGAGTCTACTATGTGGAGAGATCCATGATGAACTTTTTTGGGATAACTGGAGAAGAGAATTTCCAGTATTGAAAAAGAAAGTAGACTATATCATGACAGAAAAAATCAGAGAAGATAATCCTTGGATTATAGTACCACTAGAGACAGAATGGGAAATAGGTCCAAATTGGGCAGAGATGAAAGAAGTAAAATGAAAAAGAGAGAGAAGATAGTAATAGAAAGACTCCATTATAATCCAGTAGACCACATACCGAAAAAATGGTTAAGTGTAAGAAACAAAATACTATGGAAGATAAAACATAAGAAAGAATATGATGGAGCAGTGCGGTGTCCTATTTGTGGAAATGCTGTTGTCTATTCTATGGAAACTTTTAACTACTCCTTTCATGTTATGTGTAAAACCAAAGGATGTATAAATTTCTTTGAACACGGCACTGAATTTATGGGGAGATAAATTATGGTTTGGAAAAATGAAACAGGAAGTAAAATGCCTTTTGGTAAATACAAAGGGACATATATAGAAGATCTACCGTATTCTTATTTAACTTGGTTACTTGAACAAAGTTGGTTTGAAAAGCAATATAAGTTTTTAATGATAGAATGCAATGAAGAATGGTTAGAAAGAAGAGAAAACCAAGAAAGAATGGATGAATAAAATGAAACGAAAAGAATTAGTAAGACTTAGTAGAAATAATCTAGACGATGCAGCAGAAGAACAAGCGGAAAGATATTTAGATGCAGCAGATACACAAGCTGAAGTAGGAAGAAGAAAAGAAAAATTAGAGAAAAGAATAAAAGATTTTGAAGCAGATCTAGCAGGGAAATACAGAAAACAACCTATGAAATATTTAGGTACTGATAAGATAAGTGTACAAGATAAAGCAATACAAGAAAGAATTAGTAGACATAAAACTATTAGAAGACTTAGAGATGAGCTAATAGACATTCGACATGAATTTAATATGGCAGCTAATTTAGTAAATGCTTTAGACCAAAGAAGATCGGGTATAAAGTATTTACAAGAACTATGGAAAGGAGAATATTGGGGATTAGAACACAATGCAGATCCATTAGAAGAAGCAGATTTACGACTTAGAAAACAAAAAAGGAGAAATAAAAACAATGAGTAAAAAGAAAAAAACTACTAAAAGAAGCACTCCCGATTACAGTGGTATGAGAGAAGATGTAGACCATGTTGTAAAAAACAGAGGTAATACAGGGAAGTTTGGTAATTATTTTGTTGGAGATGTAGAATTATGGAAAGTTTCAGAAGATGAACACGAAATTGCTATTATGCCTTCTAAAATAGAAGATCCAGAAAACAGTATTTTCAGAAGTAATAATGCTTTAAACAAACCATTTAGAGAAGAAGACATTGAAAATGATAATTGTAGAATCTGGAGATTAACATTACTAATACATAGTAACGTCGGACCAAACCGTGATAGGATCGTTTGTCCGGGTACTGTTAAAAAACCATGTCCCATTTGTAATTTCATAGATACACTAGATCCAGAAGAAGATGAAAAACTTATTAATGATCTTAGAGCAACAAAGAAAGGGATTATGGCTATTTACTGTTTCGATTCAAAAAAGGATAGAAAAAAAGGTATCCAAATTTGGGAAGCACCACATAAAAAGATAATAGATGTTGTAGGTAGTATTGCTTCTAAAAATAAAAAGAAAGGTGGGTATAAAGATTTTTTTATTCCAGAAGAAAATTGGAATATCCTTTTTGAAAGAACCGGCAGCCGATTGAATACGGATTATCTAGATGTGAGAATAGAAGAAAGAGATGAGGAAGACCGATTTTCACCAAAAGAACTTAAAAAACTTTTAGCACAAGTACCAGATCTGGAACAAATAGTAGAAATTAAAAGTGAAGAAGAAATAGAAGAAATGTTTCCTATAGATGAACTAATGGAAAAACCAACAAAGAAAAACAAAAAGAAAAAACGACAGCGTTTTGACGAAGATGAAGAAACCGAAACTGAAGACGAAGATGAAGACGAAGATGAAGAGGAAGACGAAGATGAAGAAGAAACCGAAACTGAAGACGAAGATGAAGACGAAGATGAAGAGGAAGACGAAGATGAAGAGGAAGACGAAGATGAAGACGAAGATGAAGATGAAGAAAAACCTGATTGCTTTGGTTTAAAATGTAATAAGATAAGCAAATGTAAGAAGTGTGATGAAGATATTTGGGATGAGTGTTTTGAACTTACTGAAAAGAGGGATAGAAAGAAAAAAGGTAAGAAAGGCAAAAAATAATGAAGAAAAGAAAAAGAATAAAACTTGAAGATTCTCTTCCTAGAGTAGATCCAAGCATGTTTATTGGCAGTGGTTCTACTCTACACAACCTAAGACTAACAGGACATCCCGATTGTGCATATAAAAAAGGAACCTTTGTAAATATAATAGGAGATTCTTTTGCAGGGAAAACAGTACTAGCATGGACAATACTAGCACTTGCTTGTAGTGATAAGAGAGTAAAAGATTACGATAAATTTTATAATGAATCTGAAAACGGAGTAGGTTTTGATATAGAAGATCTATTTGGTAAAGTTGCAGCTAAGAAGGTTATAAGAGAAGTAGAAGGAGGTAGTTTTAAAAATTCTATTTATATAGAGAATTGGGCAAAAGACCTACCTAAGAGAATGTCAAAAAGACCAATTATAGAAGTACAGGATAGCTTTGATAATTTAAAATGCAAAGAAGAAGAAAAAAAGAAGGTGGAAGATAGAAACTATCCATCAAAACCAAGGATACTAACAGAAATCCTTAGAAGAAATGAAGGTACAGTAAAGAAAACAGGTAGTATTATTTTTATTGTTTCCCAAGTTAGGGATAATCTGGATGCTGTTATGTTTGGATCAAAAAAGCGTAGAACTGGTGGTAGAGCATTAAAGCATTACTGTGAAGTAGAAGAGTGGTTAGCAGCAGGAAAACCAATAACTAAAACATTTAGGGAAAGGAAAGAAGAAATAGGAAACTTTGTAGCTGTAAAGGTAACAAAGAATAGATCCACTGGTAGGAAAGGTAGAATAGAGTTTCCACTGATAGTAGATTATGGGATTGATGATATTCTATCACAAATATTATTTCTAATACAATATAAAGAATGGAAGAAAACTGATAGTAAAATAAAATCTCCTTGGGGTAATTATACACAACAAGCATTAATAAAATTGATAGAAGATGAAGGACTAGAAGAAGAGCTAAAAGCAGAAACCACTAAACTTTGGAGTGAGATGCTTAAAGCTATCAAAGTAGAAAGGAAAAGGAAGTTTTAATGATTATAGTAGACTGTAACTCATTATGTTACAAAGCTTTCTTCTCCTATGGTGCTCTAACTACTGCCGATGAAAAGACAGGAATTGTCTATGGATTTTTTAGAGATATTTATAATCTTAAAAAGAAGTATAATAATTTATCTCCATTTCTTTTTACTTGGGATAGCAAGGAAAGTAAGAGAAGAGAAATCTATCCTTTGTATAAAGCAAACAGGACCAAAACCAAGTCTATGCTTTCTGAAGAAGACTTTGCACAATTTGATTTATTAAGAACACAAGTACTACAAGAACTTGGATTTACAAATATCTACTATAGAAATGGATATGAAGCAGACGATTTAATAGCTTTAATTTGTCATAAATTTAAAAACAGTAGAAAGGTAATAGTATCATCAGATCAGGATCTATATCAATTATTATCTTCTACTACTATGATGTACAAACCAAAGAAGGATCAGGAATATACTCTAAAAGATTTTAAACGGCAGTATAAGATAACTCCTGTACAGTGGGCAGAAGTAAAAGCTATTGCTGGTTGTTCTACTGATAATGTAAAAGGAATTAGAGGAGTGGGAGAAGCTACTGCTATAAAGATTATCAAAGGTACACATAGCCAGAAAGGAATGGTGAAAATAAAACAACAACAAAGCATAATAGATAGAAATAGAGAATTAGTGAAACTCCCATTTGAAGATTTTCCTATTAGAATACCAATAGAAGATAGTTTCAATTGGAAAGCATTTAAAATTTACTGCTATAGATTTGGTTTTAATTCTATAATAACAGAACTACCAAAATGGAAACAATTATTTTTAGATGGTACTGTAGAGTACTTTTAAACAGAAAGGAGAATAACATTGAAAGATAAGAAAAAAAAGAAGGTAGATCCTATTAGTAGAAACTTTAAAGAAATGATAGCAGCATTAGAAAAAGGATATGAAGAATATAAAAGATTTAAAGTAGACAAGGTTATGGTAGCTGCTAAAAATTCCAGAGATTGTTTAATGGTAGTACACAAAAGGACAAAAGAAAGTAGACAGCTTATACAGGACAAAAAAAATAAACGAATGGCAATGAAGAAGAGTGGTTAAATAATATTAATACTGCTTGCCGGGGGAAGAGTGGCTTGTTTCACTTGCCGTTCCGTTCGATTCGGAACTTTAAAAAGTCGGGTTGACGAGTTGGTTCGAGTCCAACTAAGCAGTAAATAAAAAGGAGTAAACAATGTTTAATAAACTTGCTTTCTGTTTTTATGTTTTATTTGCAGCACCTCTTTCTGCTCTTATGTATTATTTAATAGGAGAGCATAAAGTATTTTCACTAGTGAAAGCAGATATAAAAGCAGGATGGGGGAGACTTAATGAAGAAGAGAAAAAAAATAAACGTAGAAAGGATAGTAGCAAACAAAAACAAAAGAAGAGGTAGAAGTGTAGAAAAGAGAGTAGCCGACTATCTAGGCTTTGATGCTAAAGGTTTGTATGGTGGAGAAGACGCAAAATTAGGAATTTTCAGTGCAGAAGTAAAAGACAGGAAGAAGTATGCAGGTGCTACTATGTTCAAACAAGCCGAAACAAATTGCAAAAAGGCGAAAAGGAAAATACCAATATTAGTAGTGCATACAACCAATGGTAGAATAGAAGATTCACTAGTACATATGAAAGCAAAGGATTGGATGGATCTATTTACCTTTGCTATGGAAAAGGGATATGTTAAAAAGAATAGAAGCTAAAAACTTTCAATGCCATAAATCTACTAATATTGAATTAGCTGAAGGAGTAAACTACATAATAGGAGACTCAGGAACCGGAAAGACTTCTATATTTCAACGTCTACCCAAGTGGTTGTTTTTTAATATTTCTCCTAAAAATCTAATTAGACATGGACAGAAAGAAGTACAAGGAAAAGCTGTTTTCAGTAATGGAACTATAGTAGAGAAGACAAAAGGAACCAAAGGAATACAGATGAAGCTGAATGGTGAAAAGTTTGAAGCAGTGGGTAGATATGTTCCAGATGAAATAAAAGAAGTAATAAATCTAACAGAAAATAATTTTAATAATAATGGTAGACTCCTATTGAATATTAGACCGGGAGATAGAGCAAAGTTTATTAACAAACTTATTAATTTAGAAATAATAGATAAAGCAAGCAAAGAAGCGAATAAAGATATTATTAAAATCAAAACACGACTCAAACACAAAGAAGAAGAAATAAAGAAAACAAAAGAAGAATTAAAAAAAATAGCATGGATACATTATGCAGAAGGAACTTTAGCTGTTCTGACAGAGATAGTGAATAAGACCAGAGAGGTAGACAGGAAGATAAGAAAAACAGAGGAGATCCTAAAAGAAAGAGAAGAAATACTATCTGATATTAGAACACTTGAAAAAAATTATCCACCTATAGAGCAGATAGAAAACATGGTTGGTTTGGCTGAAAAGATAGAAGATATAGAACAGGCTATAAATGCAATAGAAAATCTATTAGCTGAAGAAGTATCTATAACAGAAGAGATGAAAAATATTGAACGAATGTACAAAATGTATAAAAAGCAATTGATAGAAGAGTTTCCAGATATTTGTCCTTTATGTAATCAAGAAGTAAAGAATAAAAAAGGTGTACTATGAAACCCACTGCTTTGTTTTGTGCTGATTTACATATTAGACTACTTGCTCCAAAATGTAGAGAACAAGAAGAATTTGAAGAATCTATGTTTTCTAAACTAGGCCAATTAAATATATGGCAACATAGGTATAAAGTTCCTTTGGTAGTAGTAGGAGATGTGGGGAATATTCCTGAGTGGCCTAATATTCTTCTTACCAAAATGCTTCCTTACTGGTATCAAAGTGGTTGTAGAAGAATAGTAATACCGGGGCAGCATGATCTACCAGAACATAGATTAAATCAGTGGATGTTTGGAGCATTAGGATTATTACATGGAATAGGTGCTATAGAAGTAGTAATAGATAGAGAAGAGCATGTAGTAAAATGGGGAGGAATCACTTTAACTTTCTCTGCTTGTCCTTATGGGGAAGATCCATTACACATTATGAAAGAGGGAATGCCAAATATTCTACTGATACACAAATTAATAATAGACGATCTGGAAGAGAAATATTTAGGTAGTACTACTACTACTGCTAGATCCATGCTAAATAAATTTACTGAATATGATTTAATAGTATCTGGTGATAACCACAAACCTTTTGTAATGAAGAAGGGAAGAAGATTATTAGTAAATTGTGGTAGTATGATGCGAACTAGAATAGATCAAGTAGATCACAAACCTAGAGCATACCTATGGTATGCAGAAACAAACACAATAGAGCCTCTATTCTTCAAAATAAAAAGAGATGTAATAAAAAAGGTATCAATCAGTGGAGGTAATTCAAAAGAAAGGATGAATACCTATGTCAAATATTTATCAAAGAAAGTAGACCTAAGTCTATCATATGAACACAACTTAAAACAAATACTACTAAAAAACAAAACAGACAGAAAAGTAGAAAAAAAGATTTGGAGGTATGTAAATGGATAGGACTGAAAAGCTACTACATCTTAAAGAAAAAATTACTTCTATTGAAAAAAGAAAAGATAGACTAAAAGGTAGACTAGATTCCAATAACAAAGAACTATCAAAGATAGGATATAGAAATAACAAACATGCTAGAAAAGAACTGAAGAAGCTAAAAGTATTGAGGGATGAATATATGAGGCTACTAAGAAAAGAAGAAGAAAAGATAGAAGAATATGACGATATCAATTGAACACTACAAAGAGAGAATACAATTTCTAAAAGGAAAAGCAGCACAACTGCAAGAAGATTTGTTTTTACAAAATATAGAAAAAAGAAAGCTGAAGAAAGAATTAGACACGGCAAAAAAAGCACAAGCTATTATACAATATGCAGCACAAGCTACTCAAAAGAAAATAGAATATTCTATTAGTGAAATTACTTCTCTTTCTCTTTCTGCTGTATTTGATAGACCATATAAATTCATCTGTAGGTTTAAAAAATTTGGAAGTAAAAGTACCCATTGTGATTTTCTATTTAGTGTAGATGGAGAAGAAATAGATCCTACATCTTCTGATTCTGGAGGTGCTTGCAACATTGCTGCTTTAGGTCTACTATGTACTATATACACTTTAACACAACCAAAGACTAGACCTATTTTATTTATAGAAGAACCATTCTTAGAATTAAAAGGAAGGAGGGCAAATATTAGAGGACTGAAATTGATAAACTTATTGAGTAGAAAACTCGGTATTCAATTCATTATTATCAGTGATGAAAGAGTAGATATAAAATATATAAAGAAGTATTCAGATAAAGTGTTTAAAGCAACAATGGAAAAAGGAATATCTATCATAAAGGAAATAAAATGAACGATAAGTTTAAATATTCTGGATTTGTAGGAATGGAGTTTTCTACTATTAATAGAGTAGAAAAAGAACATTTGGAAAACTACATAAAAATGAGTACAGATAATAATCCAATACATTATAGTGATAGTGTAGCACAAAGAACAATCTTCAAAACGTGTATAGTACCGGGAGTAGTACTACTAGGATTTGTTGCTGGTTGTATCGAAAATAGTGCAAGATTGTTATTGAAAAACCACATTCCTATTATAAAAAACTTTGAAGCAAAGTTTATTAATCCTGCCCATTTTGGAGATGTAATAAAAACAGATTTGCTTATTTCAAGCACAAAATATAATACGATAGGAGCATATATTTATTGTGGTTTATTAAAAACAAACAGGACAATATTAACAGTAGAAACTAATTTTAAACTAATAGAAGTAAAGGAGGAAAAAACAGAATGCCAATGCCAGATTTTATAGAATGTTCTTGTGCAGTATGTGCTAAACAATGTAATTTTAGACCGGGATATTTTAAACCAGAAGAGATAGATAAGGTAGCAAAATATCTTAACATGGATGTAGAAACGGTTTTCTACTCCTTCCTTGCTGTAGATTGGGATGACAGAGAGGAACACAATGGAGAAGTAATATTTATTATTGCTCCAGCATTAAAAGATTCTCATACTGGAGTAGAGTATCCAGAGTATCCTTCTGGTGAATGTTCCTTCTATATGAATAAGACATGCACCATTTATCCTGTTAGACCTTTTGAATGTAGACTTTTCGATCACAGACTTTCACAAGATTACTATAGAGAGAAGAGATTGGAAGTAGTTCAAAGCTGGAAGGGTAAAACAGAGATGATAGAAAAACTTCTTGGTAGACCTCCACAAGCAAAGACATTACATCTCCAAGATATAGTTAATCACTGGTGGTAGTCAACATAAATCCCCTATGGTAAAAACATCTACCATAGGGGATAGACCAGTAGAGAAAACGGCAAAAAACTCCACTGGATTATTTAAGCTTGTTTAGTAATGTATCCGTTTTATCACTTTCTGCTTTAATTGCTTCTATTACTTCTGCTTCTGATTTACCACTAATCTGCTGGAGAAGTAAAATACCTAACAGCACTAGATCGGATGCTGTATTAATCATTTTTAATTTTTCATTATCCATCGTTCACCTCCATCAGTATTTCTATAATAGCATTTTTAATCTTGATCCAAGTCATAAGATCATTACCAAAATCATAATCTTCTCCTAACATTACTTCCCAACCATCCAACAAAGCATCTGCACTAGTGAATAGTTCCTTTGCTTTTATGTGTGTTTCCATTGGTATCTGATCTTGTACTATTAAATACTGCTCAATGAGTAGATTAAGTTCTGTTCTAGCTGCTAGATATTTCTTATCAGAAGTATTTAAAGCTGTTGTAGCACAACCTATCCCAAATAGTAGGAGGGCTGCTATAATAGCACTCTTATAAATCCAATTTCTTTTCATAGTTTCCCTCCTACATAGTAATTTTCTTACTAGCTGTTACTCTTCCAATAATGGTTAAAACTACTCCAACAGCACCACCGATAGCAGTAGCAATATCTGCTAGGGTAATCTGGTCGTCTGCATTTAGAGTATATCCAAAACCAGAAAGAATAAGAGCTACCAACATAAAAATAGATCCCCAAATAGTTTTACTTGCATACCATTTTTTTGTATCCATGATTTAATCTCCTTTTTCTTTTTTGTCTTTGATAAGTACTTTAAGCATTCCTTCTATGTTTGCTGTTTTTTCTCTCATATCAGCTACATCGTCTTTAATATCTTTTATATCGCCTTTCATTTCTTCTACACAATTATCTACATCTTGTTTTCTTTGGTGTATTGTTTCTTCGTTTTTTTGTACATCCTTCTTTAGTAGTTTTACTTGTTCATCAGCATCTACTGCTTTATTAAATACAAAAGCTGCCATAAATCCTAAAACAGTAAGCAAAGATCCCAAAGCTAGCTTTCTTATGAGAGGACCATAACCATTTACTACTTGTTTTATTCTGTTTTTTACCACTTTACATTTTAGCCTCCTTTCTACTCTCTTAATTCAAAATGTGGTAGGTCATCAAAAGTTTGGTCATTTACTCTTCTATTCATGTTCCAATCAGCACCGTGTCTAATTTTTATTCCCATCTGTGCAGCTACTCCTAAGACAAAACCACTGAAGTAATACCATTCTGCTAAATCTTTACTATATGTCTTCGTTCTATAATCAGGCCAAACTACATTTGGTCTATCTAGTCCCCAACATCTCCAAGGTACTACATCTACTGCTATAGAAGGTAGTTTGTTATGTGCGCTATTAGGCCAACGTACTTTACTTACTTCTCTTGGTAAAGCATTTTGCTCCTCCATAGTTCTATGTCCACATAAGACAGCACAATCCCAATGTTGTACTACTGTTTCAAATAGTAGTATCAGTGGTTGTCTACAAGTATAAAGTCTTTGTTTGCTTATTTTCCCAAAGTATGGCATTAGTCATCATCTTTTAATATAAGTATAGGTTTTATAAAATTTAATTCTATACCACTAATAGCAATTGGTAAGTCATCTAACGTTGCTTCTATTCTATTCACTGGTATTTCTACTTCTTCTTTAAGAAAAGAATCTAAATCTTCTGTATAAGCTCTTAAATCTTCTATACTGTACTGGTTCCCATTTCTCAAAACTATTTCACCTTTATCATCCTTCTTGGCATGTCTTTTACTTAATTCATCTTTCAAAGTAGCAAACTTTTTATACTCCTCTTTCAAATATTCACAAACTCTAAGTACTCTATTCAGTACTTTGGTATTTCTAAACTCTCTCTTTAGTAGAGATTGATAGACACCATGATTAATTAATTCTAAATGCTCATATGTAACTTTTACTCTTTCTTCTTTAGCCGTTTGTTTTTTTGCCATTTTAAAATCTCCTTATGCTGCTTTTAATAATTCTATCTCCTCTCTTAGTTCTTTTATTTCATCGTGTAATTCCTGTACATATTTCACTGTATAGGCTATCTCTACTCCACTGTTTGTACAATATTCTGATTTTCCGTTTGGGTGTATTACTTCTCTTACTGCTTTATCTAATCCAACCTTCAACCATTCTTGTGCTGTTATACTTGCTATCACTTTATCAGGTAGTAGATCCATTGTATGATATTTAGGAGTTATACTTCTCATTTTGTCTTTAATAGAATCTTGCATAGGTATAATATTTGCTTTTCTTCTTTCATCAGAGGTATCCCAATCTTGATAGACATAAGTATAACCATCTCCTCTTACATACATTAATCCCGATTCACTTGAATTTTCTACTATAAGTGGATAATATGAAGAAGTAGCTCCTCTTGCTGTCGCTCTAAGAGTAACATAATCATTATCACTACCTCCCCCGAAAACACAATTAAGAGCATAAACTCTATCCCAAGGATAACTACTAGTTCCTAAATATACAGCATCATCACTGTCTGGATAAATACCACCATAACTACCACTTGGAGTATAGAAAAAATAAATATCCAAATCATTATCATGTAGAGCAACTAAAAACTGCGAAGTACTACCGGTCCAAGGATGTAAATATAAAAGAGAAGAGGTAGTAATTTCATCACTATAAAATGCCTGTATATAAAACTCTGCATTTAAATATGAAAACATATTTAAAGCACTATCAGTATTTGGATCATTCCAAACTATAACTGCTGGATCTGAAGCATCAGCAAGCATGGTAATGTCGCTTCCTGCTGTTAATGCCAAAGAAGAAACACCGTTTGATCCAATAGAAAGATATTCACTATTACCAATTTTAAAATATAAATTACCATCACCATCTATTAAACAATGTGCATAACTTTCATTTCCTATTGTTACTTCTTCTGTGGTTAAATCCAGATTGAAGTATAAAATTGCAGCAGTAGTATATCCTTGAATACCATTATTATTAATAATCATTCCACCGGGATCTGTATCAGAATCTTGTCCAGAAGGATCTGCACTTGTTTTAATTACTCCACTAGTATAAACTTGTATCTCACACTCTTTAACATATCCATGAAAAATAGTAGCAGTACTTCCATCAATGGGAATATCCAGTGTAATACCATACAAATGATGTATCATTCTGATACCCATTGTTGGATCTAGTAAAATGTAATCCTGCCCACTACCCACTCTAAGGATACCGGGAAGTACTGCTGGAATACTACCAGAAGAAACGGTAGATTGACTACCAACTATCAAAGGTTGCCAAACTACCATTGTTCCATTTTGAGAAAGAGTAAGTCCTTGTGGTGCTAGATCTTCAAAATTATCTAAAGTCCATTTATAAATAGTAGCTTCTATCTTTAAAGAACAATCTTTATTTACTTCTATACTATCTATTAATGCTTCGTATAAACCACCATACTTGGTATCATTGATAGTAACAAGTTCACCGGGTAGTAATCCTGTTCTATGTGGACCTAATACAAAGGTTATTTCTGCTTTTCTACCATACTTCCACTGATAGTAGAGCATCCCTAGCTTTTGAGCATTTACTGAATCATTAACAAAAGGAACTTCAAACAGATCACCAGAATATTCATTTGTATTTATTTTAGCAGGAACAGTAAATCTAGTTAGCTGATCTATTGGTTCATCTGTTTGTTGATAGGCAATGTCTCCACAATCATAAAAAACATCCTTGGTAAATAAAGAGTAGTCAAAAGTAGTATGCTTTTGTTCATTGCATTTTATATCTGCATCTGTTAAAGTAGCTTGTGAAGTAGTATCTAATACTCTTAGTGTTATGTGTCCTTGGCAATAATCAAAAGCACAATGACATTGTGAAAGAAGATTTGCTATTAATTCTTTTCTATCTATTCTCTTCCAGAAACCGTGATTCCATTCTAGATTCCATGCAGAACTATCAAATGTAGTAGCAGCATCAGAGAAATCTAATAGATGTCTAGGAATACCCATATCTACTAAGATATACTCTAATACATCAGCAGGATTTGTTATAGATACAGTATCACTTCGACTAAACTTTACTAGTGCATCTTCTAACCAAGCACCATCACCTTTCCATAAACCATTAGTAACAGGAGAAGCAGGAGGACTACTACTATCGCCAGTGGTAGGAACAAATTGGAAACATCTATAAGTTCCACCAGTATTCCCTGTTTCCGTAGTTTGATTAAATTCATATGTACCATTTTCCCATACTGAGTTTCCATACTTCCTAGGTGCTCTTACTTTGGTAACAGTATAGGTGGGACCAGAAGGACCGAGTAGATATCTTCTATCATTGCTGACAAAAACAGCACGAAGTGGAATATAAGCAGTACCAAATACTACTGGTACTATAGCACCATCATCTCTATTACCGTAGTCATTATCTTCTTCTGGAAATTCATTGGAAGTCAAAGGACTATTAGGCCACGTTCCTTTTAAGAACTTGTAAATATAATCTACACAATCAAATTTTAAAGTTTCTTCTACTGTCTGTGGAGTTACTTTTGCAGTAAGTAGAAATTCATAGAAGACATCTTCATTTGTTCCATCACTTAGGACTTGCCGAATCATTACTTTACAAGCATCAAAGTCTTCTGGAGTTAGAGCATTATTTGGATTTACTACTGTAAAAGTACATCTAGAAGGTGCTTGTAAATCAAACTCACTCTTTGCTCTAGTCATTTTTGAGAAGTTAAAATCTTTAATCTTGGCAGTATAATTATGCCCATCATAAGCACAATTAGTAGTACTCCATCTATAAGTAGGTGTAGCAGGATATCCAGAGGAGTCATCTGTCATAATCGCACCACCACCCACACCAAAGGTAACATCTGAATCACCTTGAAAAGCTACAGCTTGCCCACCAGCATATAAAGTAAATTCAAAAAGCCACTTTACTTCTAGATTTGGTTCAGTTAAAATAACTTCCTGTATGGAATCTAAATCAATAGTCATTATGATACATAGCCTAACACTTTAAATTTGATAGAAACAGAATGGGCATATCTACCAAAACTCCTTGGGAGTCTTCCAACAAACTTTACTACATATGTATTTCCATCATAATGTGTCCACTGAATACTTCTTGCTGTCCCATTAGCTTTACTGCTATTATGATAGAACTCCATTATAGTACCAGCATCAGCAGCCGACATATGATCCCACCGCAAAGTAGCAAAAAATATAGAAGCATTAGACAAGGCTATACTACTTTCAGATCCATCATCATATTCATGGGTAATTATATTTTTATAACCTTCTTCTTCTATTACTTCTTGTGGTTGTAGAGTTAGAGTATCACCAGTATAATCTGCCGTATCAGCAGATAAATAATCTTTCATAGTCTTTGCTGCCATACTTTCGCCTCTTATAGATTAGGGTTTGTTTCTTTTTGACTTGCTATTGCATCAGCAATTACTTTACTATCAAGTTGGACTATTACTCTATACTCTCCGTCTACCATTTGTACAGGTATTCCATCTCTTCTCATTTCTGCTACAATTCTTTCTGCTAAATCCTGATTATCATCAATGGAGCCTACTTCTACTTGTACTTGTTTAATAGCATCCAAACCAGCTTGATAGATATCCTTATATTGTGCTTCATCAGCAGCAAATTGTTTCATAAAAGGTAGATAACTATTTTCAAAGTAGGAGTAGAGTTTATCCAATCCTTCAGCATTCTGAGTAGTAGACAACATCCTTTCAAAAATACCTCTAATGTTTTGGGTAGTCTGTACTGGTGCTAAATCAGAAGTACTAAGTCTATCTTTAAAATCTTGGAAACCTTTTCCAATATCTGCCATAGTATCAAGGAAACCTTCAGACAGTGTATCAGAATATGCTTCTATTACTCTCCTAATTGCTTCCGGTTCTCTTGCTCTAATGTTATTTAGTTCTTGTGTGCTTCCTCCTAGTTCTTTCATTGTTTCTATAAAACTATCAAACTGATTTTCTACACCTTCTATAGCAGATTCTAAAGCAGTAGAATCTCCAAGTAGGGACTTCATGTAATAAACAACATCAGTAAACACATTTCTTCTCTTTTGTGCATACAATGCTGTTAATTTGTTAGCTGCTGTAGTTCTTTGTAAGTCTACAGTTGCTATCAAAGAAGAAGCAGCACCAAGTTCTTTCAATCTCTCTATTGCATTATCAAAAGTATCTGTCATACTTGAAAAAGCTGCTTCTTCTTCATTTTGTACTCTTCCTAAATTTCTAGTGTATTTAGTAATATCTTCGTAAGTACTTTGAATATTTTTAAAATTTATTCTAGCTGCTTCTGCTGCTCTGGCTGCTTCTGCTTGTGCTAGTTCTGCTGCTCTCCTTGCTTGTTCTGCTCTAAGTTGTGCTTCTCTTGCTCTAGCTTCTGCTTCTGCTTTCCTTGCTGCTTCTTGCTGTTCTATATATCCATAGTAAGAATCTAACGAAGATATCATTCCCAATAAAGAAGTATAAGTTTGTCTACCAGCATTACTTGTAAGATCCAACGTCTTTATAAGTTTAACAAACTCTTCTCTAGTTCTTGGCAATGCTAGACCAAGATCGTTAAAAGCATGATGTATTTCTGTAGACTGTAAGCTAAATCTTTGTGTATCAGTTAAAAAGACATTTACAAAGTTATCTACTGAAGCAGCTAATTCATCAAAACCTCCAGCAGCAGCAATTAGGTTAGAAGCATCTACATAGCCTAGACTTCTTCCCTTTATTCCTGTACTTCTTACCATCTCATTTACATTAGTAGTAACAAATACTCTTCTTACTTGTTCATAGGCACTATTAAATACTGCTATCATATCCTTCTGCACCATCTCTGCCCATTGGGTAGCTTGTGCATCCAGATCACCTTGTAGATCTAGCTTCATCCCCTTAGTACTAAATTCTATATTACTACCAGCTAACTTATCTTTTAACATATCTCCAAATTCATCTGGCAATGCAGCTATAGTTTGATCTGCAAGCTGGTAGACTTCCTCTGCTGCTGCATTTACTATATCATGTAATGCTTCTGCTCCCTGTACTTGCCAAGAATCTTCTGCCCACCTATCCTTATGCCACTGTACAGTACCGGATAGTAAATCACTACCCCACTTCTCTGTTCTGTTCTCTGTAAATGGACCTATAGTAGTATTTGGTTTTCCTCCACCACCAAACAAAGAACCAAGAAGACCACCTCCTAAAGATCCTAAAAAGCTACCAATGCCGGGAAGTATTGCTGATCCTATAGCACCACCGATAGAAGCACCAAGATCAGCAAAGCTGTCTTCTTTGAAGATTCCTAATGCTTGTCCTATTTTTCCTACTCCAAAACCCATTCCCAAACCAGTAAAACCGTCTAGTATTTTTCCACTCAAACCTAGTAGATCACCTAGACCATTCAACATATTCTTTCCAGTACTCCACAGATTCCCACCAAAAGAAATTATATCAGTCCAAAGTCCTTTAAGTCCACCTCCTATTGCTCCTAATAATCCACCACTAGCCCATCCACCAGTGATACCACCAGTAAGACCACCAAGCAAACCTTGGAAGATATTCATTTGACTACTAGCTGCTGCCATTTCTGCAAGTGTTCTAATGAAGTAATCCAACATCCTATCAGCAAAATCTTCAAATGTGTTTAACTGCCCTCTAAAAATATCATAGTAGACATCTGCTGTAGCATTCTGCACTCTTTCTAAAAATATTTTATTCGCTATATCACAGTTTTCTAGAGTTTCCTCATACTTCATTCCTACATTTACTTCTATATCTTCACTCATTGCCTCTGTAGTTCTTTCAAAAGATGCTTCTACATCTTTAAATCCTGCTTCTGGAAAGAATGCTTCTTGAACACTCTTCTGTAAATCTGTACTAAATTTAATATCACTAAGAGTAGGAATTTTTAATTCAAAACTATCAAGATCTTTAATGATGTTACTAATCTCCTTACCTGCAACTTCTGCTTCTTCTCCTACACCTTTTAAAGAGTCTTCCAAATCATCTAAGGAAGAAGAAAAACGATCTGTTTGTAGAGATGCTTCTTTAAAGAAACCACCAAGTAATATTCCCTTTGCTTCATCACCAAACTTGATATCGGCTAGTGTTTGCGTTTGTACTGCAACATTTTCTAAACCATCTGCAACAGCATTAAAAGTATTTGCTACTTCTTCTGCACTTTCAGCCATAGTCTTTACTGGCTTTGCTTCTTTTAGTTGTTCTCTCAATACTGATAATTTCTTTTGTAATTCCCCTATTCTTTTTTCATCTTCTTCAATAGGAACACCAAATACCCACCTCCAAAAACCACTATCAGTTCTAGCTTTCAGTTTGTCTAATTCAGTTACTACTTTTGATATTTCTTTTTCAATAGTAATTTTTCGTATGTTTTTTTCATAGTCTTCCATTGCTTTAGCTAACTCTTCAGTAGACATAGTAGCAGCTTCAAGCATGGTTAATTGTCCTTCATCTATTAGAAAGAGCACATCCCTATCAGTAATTTTATACAAAGTTTCTATTGCTTTTAGAAATTGGTTTACATATCCCATTCTATCTAATACAGACTGTATAAAAGTTTCGCCTTTTTCTTCTGCATCTTCTTCAGCTTTACTTAAACCAAAAAGTCTAGTAATTATATTATCAAAAGCACCTACTACTCTTGCTGATATGGATACTATTCTAGTTAAGCCTACATATAATTCTCCAAAGGATTCTGCTATATTTGAAATCATACTTCTTAATGCAGTTCCTTTTACCATATCAGTAAGATCTTTTAATGCTTCTGTTGTACCCATAACAGCTTTAGAAAATCCTGCTAAAAAAGCTTTTCCAAATTCAGTTTTAAGATTTTCTATATACCTACGCATGGAAAGTAATTGCTTCCCTGCTTTAGTCATTGCTGCTTCATATGATCCTTGTATAGCTACTGCTTGTTCATATACAGCATTTAATTTTGCTTGCATCCTTTCATTATCATTTAATTCATCAGTAGTTTTATTCATACTATCTGCTAGCTTTTGATATGACTGCTCAAAGCTAACATTTAAACCCATTGTCCGTAGTACTCTAATCTGTCCAGTTTGTAGACCATAAATTAATTGTTCATAAGCAGCAGAAGAATCCATGTTAGCAATTACTGCTGCATCTTGTGCTATCCTTGCAAGCTTGGTAGCATCAGTAAAATCTATTTGCGCTTGCATTGCTCTAATAGTATTTTGCCTTGCTTGCGTAGAAGTAATACCTAGCTTTTCTAGAGATTCTACTACTTCATACAATTCCTTTGAAGTGTGTCCTGCTGTTTGCCCCATTCGTTCCAGAACTACATCTAGCACCTCCTCCCTAGCAGCTAATAGAGTAGACTCCTTTATAAGATCAATTGCTTTTCTAAATGTGTGTATAGCAGTAGTAACCGCTGCTAATGCCAGTAGCCAATGTGACTTTAGCTTTGTAACCCATCCCATAGAAGACTTTGCGGTAGCACCAGTAGTAGCTTCTAGTTGATTAACTGATCCTACAGCTTGTTTCATCCCTTTGACAAATTGGGTATTATCTACTCCTAATTTAGCTATCAGGTTTCCTATAGTAGCCACTGCTATTTACGCCTCACTCTTTTTATTCTCTTCTGTTTATTCTTATGGCTTTCATTTACATCCTTGGCAAATGCTTTAAGTGCTTCTCTAGCTTTTGCCATGCTCTCTTCCGGTACTTCAAAAAATTGTTTTTCTAATTCTTCTAAGTCCGGTAAATAATCTTCTACCTTATATACTTTGTTTGATCCTTTCTTTTGTGGAGTAGTATTAAGAATTGTACACACTATCATAATTGTTCTTCTTAATTCTTCTCTAGGACCAAAAGGTTCGAGTAGATGAAATGCTTTCCAATACTTTAATTCTTTAGCAGACATTCTAGAAAGCATTTCATCTACTGTCATCCCTAAATGCCCGGCCAGTCGATGGTAGAATATTCGTTCTGGTCGGAGTATCAGTTTCCCACTAGTTCTTCTACATCATCATCAGTCATACCAGAAAGTCTTTGTGCTACCTCAAATACTCTATTGATAGCTTTACCAGACTTCTCTCCTAGTTTCTCTATATCTTCTCCTTTAAAAATCCTTTTCCCATTTTCATTTCTAATACACCTTGCACAAAGCCTAGCTCTTAGATTTGCGAGATTCCTTTTAGTATTTCTACCTTTACCAGTAGTAATCATAGTTTCCTCAAAGGCATCACGTTCCTTTGCTGTTAAACCATATACCCAAACACTTCCTCCCCACTCTGGAACTTCTACTAATTCACTCACTACATCTTGTACATTAAATATTTCATCTTTGGTTAAAATCTTAACCTTTGCTTCTACTATTTCTACTTCTTCCGTTTTTTTCTCGTCTTCCATGTTTTTCTCCTTTTTAAGAAATGCCGTTTGTTTTCATTAAATTGTTATTATGAACTTACACTGATTGCACCGGAAACTTTTAACGTAACATTAATAGTAATCTTATCATCCAAAGGAACATCCAACGGTAGATCAGTAACATAAGCAGCAAATTCCAAAGTAGTAGCAGCAGAATCAGGTAAGACAATTTGATAATTTACAGAAGTATCTGTATCAAAATCATCCTTCATGTCTTCATAACCTTGGTGTGTAAAGTTCATTACTAGTGATACTTCACCGGGATCTCTGAAAGCACTGATAAATTCCCGATAACCTCCAGCAGAATCTAGGGAAGTAACATCAATGAAAGCTCTTGACATACTAGGACCAGAAATACTATTTACTTCTGCTACTGCCGTAAAGCTTTCATTACTTGTTCCATCACCTCTTTTAAATGATGCACCGACACCACTAATTGCATTTGTAGTCATAACTTAAAAACAAGCCTCCTTTTTACTCTGTTCTATTTATCTCAAAATTAATACTCCACTTATATCTACCTCTATCATCCTGACCTAGATTGATAGGTTCAGAAACTTGAAAAACAGATATATATCTAGTACCTCCTATAGTTACATTATGCTTTCCATGTAGAGCAGTAGTAATACTTCTACATAGTGCATAAGATTCTTCATATTGGTTAATCTTCCCTCTAACTTCTATCATCACTCTAGGAAATTCATCTACTCTACTTGCATCTGGAAATGGTCTACCTCCACCAGAATCATATATGCATATACATTCATCCGGCACATCTGGCATAGATCCTATAAATAGATCTGTACCAAAAGTAAATAAACCAGAAGTATCTAACCAATTCAATAAATCTTTTGATGCTGGATTCATTTTATTTCAGCTTTCTTTTTTATAGTGTCTAGTATCTTTTTCTTATGCTTCACTAAAGGTTCTTCTAAAAACTTCCACCTACCGGCTTTTCTTGTACTATAAACCTTTCTTTTACTTCCCTTCTCGGGTTTATATATCTTTCCTGTAGGACTTTGCCCTCCTGTCTTACCAGCTCTAGGATTCTCATGTACAAAAGCAGCATAAGAAGCAGAAAAACCTATTACAGACATTAGTATAGAAGAATTTCCAACAATTTGTTTTGACTCTTGTACAGCAGCATTATGATCTACTCTAGCTTTTTCTGCTTGTTGGCTTGTACCATGAAAATTATTTGGTATTCCTCCTTCTGCTACTATTGCTTTTTCCATCCAACCACTAGGAGCAGGACCAATAACATATGCACTATTCTGCAAATTACCAGTTACTACTGGACAAATCTGCACTGCTTCTCCTTTAATATAAAGAGCAGCACTAATTAAACCAGAAGCCGTTCTATTATTGATCTTCTTAATCTCACTATTAATATTCTTAATAGTTTCTTCTATTCCCTTCCACTCTATTATTTTTGTTTGCTGTACCATTCTACTACTCCAAATAATAGAACTTTATAAAATCAGATCCTAATAGATCTGGTATCTTTCCTGTTCCTATTATCTTTCTAGATGCTGCTACATCTCTAGGACCAGCAGTAGAAGATGATAAATCATCTAAATCTCCTAAGAACAGGAAACCATCTATTGCCAAGGTAGAGTTAGTAAAAACTTTAGCAGTAGACATTTTCTCTTCTCCATCTAAACCTATCAACAACTTTTCTTTATCTTCCCATCTACAATCAATCTCTACTGGTGCATCATATGTTTCACCATACCCACTATTAGTAGAAGTCGCCCAATAGACCGCTGTCTGTTTATACTTCCTCTTCATCCTATTAATTAAAGCACTCAATTTATCACCTCAAAGGAACAAGTCTTCTTTCCTGTTTGTGCTAATATACCAGAAGTATCTAGTAGTAATACTTGCTGCCCATACATAGTACCCTCCAAACCTTTCCACGTTTGCCCACTATAGGTAGCTTGTGCATCTCCTATCTTCTCTGATACTGCTTCCCTTGCCAATGGAGTACATGATACTAGATGTGCTGCATACCATCTAGCAATATTCTTCAATCTTTCGGCAGCATGTATTCCAGTTAGTTTCTCTGTTACTATTGAATTTGCTACTTCACAAAATGGATCTAATTGTGCAGAAGTCAAATCTGTATCCATTATCTCCAATACATCAGCACCAGTTACATAATTTGTCATTTTACTCCTCCTTCTTCTTTATAATGCCAGAGTTTAGGAGATACAAAATCTTCTATTTCTTCTTTGTGGTATTCCAAGTCTAAATGTTTTATCATTTCTTCTGTTCCAGTAAAGTCACCATTGATAGCTTTAAATGGCCAATACTCTATTAGATCTATACTTAACATCTTCATTTCTGCAAATCTCTTCTTGTGTTCATTTATCCAAACCATCCAACCATTTCTTTTATTGAATGCTCTCATAAAAGAAGTCTTTAAACAAGAAGAACAAATATCATAGTCATCTCTTCTAACCAAAACCCATTTTGCTTCTGGAAACATTCTAACCCATATAGGATAGATCAAACAAAGCTTTGCTCCTTTAAAGAACCACACCGATTTACCATCATACCCTTGTCTATATAAAATATCCATTACTTCTTTCTTGTGTCTATTACATATCTCCATACTACCATTTGCATCCCAAGTAACTCTATCAATAGGAGGTAATGGATTCTGCCCCATTGGATCTACTGCTATACTTTTTAAATATGGTTTAATTACTTTATTTCGGATAGCAGTATTTTCATATTGTCCTTTCTGATTATTGGGAGTGCTACCAACTACTTCTCCTCCCCATGCTCCGCATCTACTTATTATCCCTGCGGTAAGAGAAGTTCCACTTCTAGCACATCCAGTTATTAGTATAGGTTTATCTTTCATTAGAAGTCACCATTCCATTCTTTTCTAAATACTGCTGGATTCCCTGCATAAACGCCCGGTTCATCTATATTCTTAACTACTACAGATCCCATACCTATAAATACTTTACTACAGATATGAATACCATTTCTAATAGTAGAATTTAATCCTATAAAACAATCATTTCCTATTAATGCAGATCCACCTATTACTGTTCCATCAGTAATAATATTTCTGTTTCCTATTCTTACATTATGTCCTATATGCACACCACAACCTATTTTAGTTTGACTTCCTATTACTGTATAATCCAAAGTAGCCCTAGCAATAGTAGAGTTTGCTCCTACTACTACTCCCTTTTTCAAAACAACACTTCCCATGTGTTTTAAACCCACTAATTCATTTTTACTGCTCTTTGGTTTATACACTGCATATCGCATTCCTTCATTACCAATAGATGCTGTAGGATGGATATATTCTGCATCAATCATATCTGCTCTATGATCCTTGTCTCTATTTACTTCATTGTGATAACGAATAAAATCTGCTATATAGTTTTCTCTAGGAAGTAGTAGACAAGCTTCTTCCTGTACCTCCTCCTTCCTAAGAGTTAATGGAATAAGAATTGCTACTTCACAACAGTAGGCTTTTGCAATATTGATTTGTGCTTCAGTTTTAGCATAAGTCATAGCATAGTCTACTAACAAATTAACAGAACAGGTTCTATAGTATTTCTTCATCAGATCTAACATCTTCCTGCTCCTTTGCCATTATCTCAAAAGGATGTGGTGGTTCTTCTGTTTCTCTGTAGATCTTCTGTACCCAACCTACTCCACATTCTTTAATTCTAGGTTTACCATGAAACAGTATTACTCTAGCATCTTTTGGTTTTCTTCCAAACTTGCAATGATGTTTAAAACTATAGTACCCATCAAAAACACTTTGTACTGTTTTTATTTTAAATCGTCTTTCTTCTAGTTTATTATAAGTATATCTCTGCTCCATCTTATATTTAAAATCTTCTTCTTTAAACATCTTGAATAACCAAGTCCAATTACCATTCCAAATCTGTAAACCAGAACAAAACTTCTCTCCTCTATTCTTTGCTAGTGCTTGTGGTTCAGCCATATAGAAAACATCTTCTGGACAAGTTAAAGCAATCTCTCCCAATCTATCTATATTATCTACTACCAACATATCAAGACCAGAAGCAATTGTTGGTCCCTTTGTTCGGAACATTTCTATCATGCTCCACCAGCCGGGAAGATTTTTCTGTAATTTAATTGTTTCCATGTATGGGTAGTCAATTTCTAAATCAGTATAACAAATAAATCTATGTGGTATTAATAAATGCTTCTTCACTTGTCTACAAAGTGTAATAGCATCAAACTCTTCAAAATCTCCACCAGATTTAAGTGTTACTACAAAGTTTACTATTTGTTTTTCAGCTAGATTTGCCATTTTTGTCTAACCTTTCGTTTGATGGAATTTCTTCCATAAATTTAGCTGGATTACCAACATATACTCCATAGTCATTACACTTGCCTACTACTACTGCTCCTGCTCCTATAAATGTTTCTCTGCCAACAACACATCCCGGTAGTAGTAAAGCACCCATTCCAATTCTTGCTCCATACATTACTGTAGGAGGAGTAGGATTAAATGGTGCGGTTTCTCTTCTCAAATGTACCATTCGTTTATCATTACCAGAAACTACCATCTGTCCTATAAATACTTTATCTCCTATATTCATTCCCTTTGTTATGTTGCATTGTGCTTGAATGAAACAATCTTCTCCTATTGTCAACCATCCTTCTATTACTGTATTATGCCCTATCTTCGTTCTCTTCCCTACTATTGTTTCTGGTCTAAGTACACAATTATGACCTATAAAAACACCATCCCCAATAATACAACCATCCTCTATTACTGTATTATGTCCTATTACTACATTCATTCCTATCTTTACATTTTTACCTATCATAACGTATCTTCCAATCTAACCCTAGGAACTATTAATGGATCTATTGCTGTTTCTTCTGAAGCATTTACAATCTCTACTTTCAATGCTTTCAAATCTTCTACTATTGTATGCATACATGGTAAATATCTACTTTTATATGCGTGTGGAACAGGAGGACTTTTATGATAGTTATGCCAGTTAAAAGTTACTACTCCTTTATGATCTTTCTTCCCCTGCATATCAAAACCTAGTAGTACTATCTTCTTTGCTCCAAAGTGGTAGGCAACATTTATTGCTGACATTCCACTATTCCCATTCCATGATATAAAACCCGGTTTTGTTTCTACTCCTTTTGGTTTCCCCCTCTTCCATATCTTTACTACATATAAATGATATAGACGTTGGCAAGAAGTCATCCGTAATCCGGGATATTTTAAAAACTCTTCTCTATTCCATCCCCACCATTTACAATCTCCAAAGTAACAAGCATCTACCCAAGTACCAAGTTTAAATGCATCATTTACACCTAATACTCTTCTATCATGTATTAGGTGTAGTGGAGATTGTTTTAAGCTAGGTCCACCACCTATTACATAGACTGTTTCTCCCTCCCATATTTTAGGAGGGAGAAATCTCCTTTTCTTATCGACATTCATTATTCTATCTTTTGCCTACGTTTTTTACTCTCAGCACCGCTTGCAATTTTTTCTTCTTGTTCTTCCTCTTCTTTTTCTTCTTCATCCTTGCCCCCTACTTCTACTGTTGGTTTTTCTGGTGCTCCCATATTTATAAGTTCATCAGCTTCTTTACTACTAAGAAGCCGATTATTTAATTTTTCTCCTGTATCCTCATTAACTACATCAAATCTATTAGAACCCCTACTTATCTTCCTTAATGCAGCAGCATCTTTTGTTTCTTCTACTTCTACTTCTTGTCTTACTATCTCATGGTCAACCAACACACCACCAGAAATTACTTCTAATTTAAACTCCCAACCCTGTACATTCCTACTATCTGGAAAATCATTGAATGTTTCACCGGGGTAGATCTTTGCTCTTACTGCTTTTGATGTACCTTCACCAGCTATTATAATCTGGTGTGGTCCATATCCCTTCTTTACTCTATAAGTTCTTTTGTTAGCCATTTTTTTCTCCTTTTTAAAGTACTCCCCCAATTGGGGGAGTACTTAGTTTAAACATTAGTGATATACAACAATACCACATCTAGCATTCTGATCTGCTCTCGGCTGCGGAAGCATAATAGTCATTACCATAAAATGCTGGCTCAAACCACCTCTGCTCTCCCACTGAAGAGTAGTCATAGGAAGACCAACTACCATTCTCATAACATCCTGCGTCAACTGCAACATAACAACATAATCGGCAGTAAGTTTATCTGCTACCGTAATAAACTGAATACCATCTACTTCCATAAGTCTCTGCCGAATAGTCTTATCAGAAGCAGCTTTAAAATCAGCATCAATAGCAGTTTCATAGTTAGTAGGAATGAAGATACCATACGGTCCATAATGGTAGGCATCTATCAAAGCCTGTTTCATAGCCAGTACATCAGCAAGCATTGTTTCACCAGTAGCAGCAGAATCATCCCAATCAGCAGTAAGAGATCCAGTATTGGCATTCGTAAAATCCTTAATACCATAAAGTACTCCACCACCAAAAGTAAAGTTAGAAGAACCATTACAAGTAAGTTCTTCCACCATCTCTGCTACTTTTCTTCCTGCCATTTCAGCACTGGTAGTATCCAACGGTTCACCCAATGTTCTAGACGCTTCCAACTGCCGAATATTTACTCTAAACTCCTTGTAAATAATCGGGAGAGGCATATACTTCGTGCTCCAGACCGGACGATCTTCTACCGCAGTGGGCAGTGGGTCCATTCCAAGAGAAGCATCATTAAATTCATTGAGATCTTCATACTGCAATACGGTCTTTCCTAGGCCATTGGGAATACTGTACACCAGACCTTTAGAAATAAAAGTATTTGCACACACTAGCCTATTCCTAGCAGCTTTCAAAACGGCATCGTCAAACTGCTTCCATTCATCTCTACGAAGAGTAGCATTTGCTACAGGAACAACTACTCCATTCTGATTCATCATGTAGCATCTACCATCATTTTCTCTCCATGTACGCAATGCACCAATATTGAAATTAGTAGCCATAAGCCGTTCTGCTACTGATCCTGTGGCTTGTCCATTAAGAATATAATCCATTATCCAAATTGCCTCCTTTAATTTTTATTTAATTATTTAAACATGCACAGACAAAACCCATAGGGATGTGCAGCAGCACCAGCAGAAGAAGAAGAAAGATCAATTGCTTCTAGAGCAATAGCAACAACGTCTTCTTCCATAACAACAGCAGAAGAATCACCGTGTGCTTCTCTCACTTCTCCATTACCAGCAGATACCAACTTATCTCCAATGGCAATATTTTCTCCGATCTTAACCTTCAAGTAGCATTTCGCACCGGGAGCAGGAATTACTGCTCTTGCCCTATCAGTAGTAGCATAAGCATCAGTCACTCCTTCACCTTCCAGATCATTCTCAATTGCTACCATAACAGGAATACATGATCCACCATCAGTAGAATGTTTCTGGAGTGTATTTGAAGAAGTAAGTTCAAGCAAATGCCCCGGATAGAAAGCTGCTGCCGGAACTCTTTCAATATACTCTACGTTTCCACCAGCAATAATAGTAGTAACTGTCATAATATAATTATGCCTCCTTTAAATCTTAAATTATTCTTTGTTCATATCTGCAAGAGTAGGTACAGCCATTGGTTCTACTCCTTCAGTATTAAAGACACCACCAGACCTACCACTATAGTCTGCTTCTCCACCTTCCGGTACAGGAGCTTCTACCAAAGCAGCAATTGCTTCCAGTTCTTCAATGTCTTTTGCTTTAAGCTGATCCTCTGTAAATTTGTTCTTCTCACTTCCGGTAATAAGAGTAATCAGCTTTGTCTTCTTTGCATCATACTCTTTCAAACCAATCCTAACAGTTTTCTGAACATCTTCTGGAAGATCTTCCATTGTCACTTTTTTCTCTTCATTATTCACCTGTTTCCCTCCTTCTTCTCCACCTTCTGCCGGGGGAGTTTCCGGTACATCTGGTTGTTTATAAGCGGTTTCCTCAATCTTGGCAAATGCTTCTTCATTCAAGCCAAGAAGCCATTCCTTGTCAGTTTCCCCATAGGGAGTATCCTCGTTTGCGATTAATGCATTCACTCTGTCTTCACAACACATATTATTAATTGCCTCCTTCTTCATTTTGTTTTTTACTTCTACATATTCTTTTTTAACTTTCACCTCAATAGGTGCTTCGTTAAATTCTACTTCACCGTTTTGAGTAGTAGAGTATTTTACTTTATATAGTTTACTCTCTTCACCTTCCTTATATCTCTCATAAACTATATAATCCTTATATGCATCTACAAGCCAAAAGCTCGTTCCTAGTGGTGCTTGTGACCTTACTGCATTAGCTAACTTCTCCAACTTCTCGAACATTCCATCTTCGGTCTTTGCATAGTCTAGCAAACCACTTAAAAAATGTTTTATCATTCCTTTTATTATATTATCATCTTCTTTTGCTGCTTGATTCCTTAGTAGTCCACACCCATCTGAAGTAGAACATGCTCCTTTATCATTTGGCAGCAAAGCTAGATGGTCCCCTCTAATTTCTGTAACAGTTCCTTCATAATCTTCTCCATTCCATGTACCACCTTCCATATCTACAACTGCTACTACTCCTGTACTTATTTCGCCTTTGTTTTTATAGCTTAGTACATCATTGATAAAGTTTGGTGCTTGTTCTTCTATCTTAGCAGTATTTATATATAGATCTGCTTTAATCTTATTATCAGCATATCTACTATTAAATACATTTCCTACCGTACATCTTTCATAAACTTCTGGAGTATCACAAGGTACATACTGTCCATCATCGTCTTTAGGATGCCCTACTGTTATTGGTGCTTTGTTCCAAACATTGGCATATTTCTCCAGTACATCACTAGAGTAGTAAAGCGGTCCTGCTCCTACTCCACTATGCACACCCTCTACTAGTAGTACAGCAGGAATTACTGTAGTAGGAGCATTATTAAATGTTATGTTCTTAGTTTCATTTACCAACAAAGTCACTTTGACTTGCAAATTATTATTCATTTGGTTGTTTGTCCTTTTCTTTTTAAATTGACTGTAACAAATAGCTGCTCTCTGTTTAGAATCTGAATATTCTTTTTTCATTACTTCACTTCCCATACATCTAGAAACGAAGTCTGATTGTTTCTCTCCCTTGCTTGGAGTAGGTATTGGCATTATTAGTCTGTCTCCATCTCTATCATTTTTGTATTCTCTTTTAAATCTAATAATTCTTGTGCTACCTTATCACCTTTCTTTGCTTTTTTCTTCAACCTAGCAGAATTAAACCAATCGTCGTTCAAAGACTCTTCTACTAAGTCTACTACAAATGGTGCTACCTTCTTTCCCATTTTACATCCCCTTCCAAAATAAGTCATTTATAGGTACTTGTTTATTTCCACCTAATACTATAAACTCTCTTTCAGACATAAACTTATTCTTCCACCAAAGCTCATGTGGTAGTACTACATCTTTGGTACTCATTTCTATCCTAGCTGTAACCCCACCAGCGTTTTTTCCAAACCCATCTGCTATTGACACTTCATCTGTATATCCAGACAAAGCATTTTCTCTAATTGGAACCAAACCATAGCCTTCTTTTTGTGCTTCTAAACACCTTGCTTTAAAGGCTGGTCCTGTTTTACTTCCGTCAGTTCCACGATATAGAGTAATTTTCTTTTGTCCTACTGCTCTATAATATTCTTGGGTAGCTGCTCTCACTCTTATATACTCGTCTATTACTCTGTCTTCCATACCACTTGCCAAATATTTCTTTACTTCTTTCTCTATAGACTCACTGGATACAAAAGCTTTTATTTCTCTGTTCTCTACTTTTGCTGCTACAAACTTTAAAGAAGCAGGATACGAACCTTGTGTAGACCCTTGCCAAATAGAAAGGAGGTTCATCACATTGGGGCATTCTTCGCTTATCTTCTTTCTGATAACACTCTGCATTGATCCTTCTGTCTTATCTTCTAATCCTTCAATAAACTTTCTGTACTCCTTCCTGTAAAGCTTGTATACATTCTCGTATTCCCCTCTCAGTGTTCCTACTTCTTCCGCTTCATACTTTTTACCTATCGGATACCTTTTAATCTTTACTGGTTCTTTCTTCTTTTTAGCATAGTCTAATTTTGCTTTAGCTTTTTCTATAGCCTTTTTCTTTATAGCTATCTGCTTCTCCAGTGCTGCTAATGCTTGTTGTTTAGCAAGCAGTTCTTGTTTAACCTTTACTGCTTTTATGGCTTTTACTCCTAATGCTTTTTCCCTCTTAGCAGCAGCTTTAGTATTGCTGCCATGAATACTTTTCATATAAGGTAGTAAAGCACATCTGCAATTTGGTTCACCTATTAACTCTTCTGCTTCTTGCCTAGTATATATTCTACCATGCCTTTCTATATGTGTATCTCTAACCCTTTCATCTAGTGCTGTCCACCACTGTACTAATATTTCTTCATTTACTATAGGTTCAAAATTCTCGTATTCGGTTAATGCTCCTAAATTATGTGTTCTTACTATTTCAGTTCGAGTAATCAATCTTGCTCTATTGATTGCTCTCATATTCTTTCCACCTACTGTTACCATACCAGTTTTATCTTTGTCAATAGTATCCAACATATTCCTAGCAATTTGATATGGTCCCTTACCTTCTGCTAGTCCTAATGATAGTACTCTACTTATCTGCCGATCCATTACTTCTGTAATGCCCTCTAGATCAGAAAAGATTCTACTATAAATAGGTTCTATTCTTTCTATATGAATAGGCTGATTAAAACCCACTCCAATACTTCCTTTCAGTACAGTGGGTGGTAAATCTTCTACTCCACTTGCTTTAAGCTCTGCTCTTCCTGTCAATATCCCTTTCTGATATGCCGTTTGAATATAAGTATTAGTCCACGGTTCTATCTTTCCTGTAAGTGGGTTCTTTACTTTCTCCAGTATTCCTATTTCTTGTTGTTCTTTTAACCACTCTATAAATTCATTTACCTTCTCTGCATCATTCCTATATTCAAAAGCTCTAAAACCGGGAGTAGACAATTTAATATTGGCTATCAGTTTTAGTTTGTTCATCTTCTCTTCTTTTAAACCTAAACAATCTTCCTTGACTACAGCTTTCCATATAACAGCTTTCAGTTCTCTGAAACGTCTAGCCATATCATTAGAAAACCTTCTTCTAAGTACTATAGTTCTGGTAGGATCTTGTTTCATGCTGCTAATGGATCTAATACTCTATGTTCTGCAACAGCACCGTAACCCTGCCAAGAAGACAATACTACATATATTTGAAATTCCCAAATACCAGATTCATCTATATCACTTGCTTGGGTAGTATATGTTAAATAATCTGTTCCCTCTAAAGCAGCGGTCCATTCTACCAGAGTACCTCCCGGTTTCTTTGCTCTTATCTTCTTGGTACTAGCACTGCTTATATCAGTACCAGCATTAAGCTTGATTACTGTTCCAACATCTCCTACAAACATATTAGACATTTTAAAATTCCTCCAATTCGACTATAGAAGTTAATAACTTCTCTGTAGTAATAGCTGAAGCTAGAGTAGCACTAGTTAATATAGCACTCTCTAATGGCACTTCTGTATAAGCAAGCTCAGAATCAAAAGTAGCAGTAATTAATATATTACTTCCTAAATTTGTTGTTGTTGCTATATATGAATCTAATTCTATAAGTTCTAGTAAATTAGTTTTTACCTGTACCCACTGCCCATCTAGTAAAGTTTCACAAACTATATCACCAGCATTTAAATTCCTTATAGCTTGTGCAGTAATACCAGCAATAGAAGTAGCAGCAGATATATCACCAACAGTTAAATCTCTTATAGCAGTTAAAGTAACATTCTCTATAGATGTTTCTGAAGATATTTCTCCAGCATTTAAATCTCGTATCCTAGTTAATATAGCAGGATCTATACTGGTACTACATGCAACATCTCCAGCATTAAGTTCATTAGAAGTAGTAACTTCACCAGCAGTAATAGAAGTTTCAACAGATATATCTTCTGCATTTAATGCTCTTATTCTTTGTATAGTAGCAGCATCTACAGCAGTATCAGACTCTATATTTTTTGGATTTACTGCTCTAATTGCTTCTACTACAGCAGGATCTACAGAACAATCGGATGTTACGTTTTCTGCATTAAGATTATGGATAACATTAAGTGTTACACTATCAAAAGTCGTTTCTACTTCTGCATCTTCTGCATCTACTGCCCTAATAACATCTAAAACTGTACCAGTAATTGTTGTATCACATGAAATATTCGATGCATCTAACTGTTCCGGTAGTTCTTCTGTAGAGAAAGGAGGTTCAGTAATATGAGTATCACAAGCAATGTCTTCTGGATTAATCGCCCATATAGTAGTTAAAGTAGCAAGAAGAGTAGTTTCAGATACAATATCTTCTGCTGTCAAATCTCTAATTGGTTGTATGGAAGCAGAATCTATACTGGTATCACAAGCAATGTCTTCGGCTGTTAAATCTCTAATTGGTTGTAAATCACCAGCACCAATAGTAGTATCACAAACAATGTCTTCTACTGAAATATCTCTTATAGCTTGAAGAACAGCAGAATCTATACTAGTATCACAAATAATGTCTTCGGCATTTACTGAAACAACAGAAACAATAGTTAGTGTAATGTCTTGAATAATAATAGCACTAACTACACTAACACTTGCACCATCTAAAGAAGTATTACAAGAAAGATCTTCTGCATTAAGTGGTCTTATAGGTTGTAAAGACATCCCGGCAAAAGCAGTATTACAATCCAGCTCTTCTGCATTTACTGCTCTAATCGGCTGAATATCTCCAGTACCAATAGTAGTATCACAAGCTACATTAGAAGCATTTACATCTACTGTTTGTCCAGATATTTGTACAGAAGGTTCTGTTATGCTTGTTTCACTATCTACTTCTGCTGCTTGTAATAACCTTATAGGCTTTAAATCTCCAGAAGTAATAGATGTTTCACTATCTATTTCACTAGCATCTAATGCTCTTATTGGTTGAAGATCAGCAGGATCTATAGATGTTTCACTACCTATTTCAGAAACATTCAAATCCCAAGTGAAATTTATTACAGTGCCAACAAGAGTAGTATTACAAGCTATATCTTCTGCATTAAGATCCCAAGTAAAATCTATTGAAGGAACAGTAACAGAAGTTTCACTATCTATTTCTCCAGCATTTAAGTCCCAAGTAAAATTAATACTTGCTGGAGTTATGCTTGTTTCACTATCTACTTCTGCTGCTTGTACTGCTCGTATTGCTTGTAGAGAAGCAGGACCAACAGAGGTATCAGAATCTATTTCACCAGCATTTACTGCTACCGGAGTAGCACCAGCAGCGGTGGTTAGAGTAATTGCCATTGTAGCAAAATCTACATTGCTTACATTTTCATGTAATCTAAAATAATAAATTTGAGAAGGATCAGCATTAGAAGTATCAATTACCCATTGAGTTTCAATCCAATTTTCAGCAGCATTAGTAATAGTGCCTGAGTCTGGTAAGGTATTATCTCCTTCATTCAAATAACAGTGTTCTGGAGTAGTAGCAGGAACACAACTAGCTTCATTAGATAATCTAGAAGTACTACTCCCATCATCGGTTCCTACTCCCGAGCCGGGATCTAGCTGTCCATTGCCAGAGTCTACTCCTATATCATACCAATTTATACTATTGGGGGAATATTGTAATTTTAATTGACTACCATCATTAGTTTTATTACAACCACCAGCAGAAAAAGCATTTATACAAAGAATAAACTGGTCCCCAACATCAAGCCCACTATAGCTTATGTCTTCATTCGCTAAAGGAGTCCAACCATCATCATAGAATCGGGCATGTCCAGCGGTATCTAAATAACTATTGCCCATTAGTTTTCTACCTTAATTTGTGCATATCCTAAAGAAGAAAACGCACCAGTATAATTATTCCACCCTGCTACTAAACAAGCTGCTTGTGTCGCTCCTGTTCTATAACTCAAAGTTCCTTCATCTGCACTAGAACCATAATAAACATTTTGATCTACTTCTACATTATGTACACCAGTATTCACCATTTCAAATATTGCATACTGTCCTGCTTCTAATTCTAATGCTTCATTATCTCCTGATCCTGTTATTGTTCCTGTCTTTTCAAATATCCCTTGTACAAAGGTTCTAGTATTGTCTTCCAATACTCCACTAGCTTGCCCCCAAGTAGTAGAACCAGAAATTGCTGTATATATAGAAAGACTCGTTCCAGCTATATCAGTAGCACTTGGAATATTAGAAGCATCTAATGCTCGTATAACATTCAATATAGCAGGATCTATACTTACTTCACAATCTACTTCTTCTGCTGTTAAATCTCTTATAGCCTGTAAAGTAGCAGCAGTAATACTAGTAAGACAACTTATATCTGCACAATATAAATCTTTTATTACATTAAGTATAGCTGGATCTATAGAAGTTTCAGAATCTACTTCTTCTGCATTAAGTGGTCTTATAGGTTGTAATGTAGCTGGTAAGGTTGTTTCAGAAGCTATATCTCCTGCTGTTAAATCTCTTATAGGTTGAATACTACCAGCAGTTATATTAGTATCACAAACAATATCCGCAGGAGTTAATTCTCCAGAAACAGAACCTTCAGTAATATGAGTATCACAGGCAATGTCTTCTACCTGTAAGAGTCGAACAGCGTGTAGAGTAGCTGGTAATGTAGTATCTACATTTAAATCTTCAGCAGTAATATCTCTTATAGGTTGTAGACTTGCATTTACTAAAGAAGTATCTATATTTAAATTATCTGCTGAAACATCTCTTATAGGTTGTAGACTAGCAGCAGTTATAGAGGTTTCACTATCTATCTCATTAGCATCTACTGGTCTAATAGCTTGAAGGCTTGCTGCTTCTATAGTAGTAGAACAATCTACTTCTTCTGCATTAAGTGGTCTTATAGGTTGTAATGTAGCTGGTAAGGTTGTATCTACATTTAAATTAGCACAATCTACTGCCCTAATAGGCTGAATAGAAGCATCAGCAATGCTAGTATTACATGCTATATCTCCAGCATTTACATCTACTGTTTGTCCAGATATTTCAACATAGCCAGCAGTAATAGAAGTTTCAGAGTCTACTTCTTCTGCTTGCAACAATCGGACAGGTTGTAAACTTGCTGCTCCTATAGAAGTTTCACTATCTATCTCTGCTGGTGCTAAATCCCTAATAGGTTGAAGATCAGCAGGATCTATACTGGTAGAACAATCTACTTCTTCTGCATCCAATGCCCTAATAGGTTGTAGACTAGCAGCAGTAATAGAGGTTTCGGAGTCTACTTCACCAGCATTTAAGTCCCAAGTGAAGGTTACTGAAGGTTCAGTAATTGTTGTTTCTGAATCTACTTCTGCCGGGGCTATATCTCTTACAGGTTGTAGAGAAGCAGGACCAACAGAGGTATCAGAATCTATTTCACCTGCTGTTAAATCTCTTATTGGAGTAAGAGAAGCACCAACAAGAGTAGTATTACAAGCTATATCTTCTGCATCTACTGCTGTTGCAGAAGGCGGTCCTGTGTTTGTAAGAATACTAAAAGCTGCTGCACTAGCTGGAGGAGAAAAAGTAAATTCTATTACATCACTTGCTGCTAAGTCTAATGAATAAATAAAACGACCATCAGGAGCAATAACAACCTCTACTCCATCAGTAGGACCAAACTGCTCTGCTCCTCCACCAGCACCACCAAGAGGATCTACCACAGTGGTAATAACATTTAAATTAGCAGGAGTTAAGCCTCTAGTAAGAAGAGTAAAAGTAGCTGCTGTAAGAGTAGTATTACAAGCTATATCTTCTGCATTAAGTGCTTTTGCTACAACACCAAGAGTAATAGACAGTGCGCTCATATCAACACCATCCGTAACTTCATGGAGTCGGAAGTAATATGTCTGTCCTACATTTGCATTAGTAAGATCTAAAACCCATTGAGTTTCAATCCAGTTTTCAACAGCATTAGTAATAGTGCCAGAATCAGGGAGAGTATTATCTCCTTCATTCAAATAGCAGTATTGACTCGCAGAAGCAGTACATTCCGTTTCATCAGAAAGTTGAGGCGTACTACTCCCATCATCAGTACCTACACCACTCCCCGGATCTATCTGCCCACTACCAGAATCTACTCCTATATTATACCAACTTGTCCCATTAGGAGAGTATTGAAGTTGTAGTTGTGAACCATCATTATCTTTACCACAGTTAGCAGAAGAAAAAGTGTTAATAGCAAGGATAATAGTAGTGCCTTTTGAAGCACTAGCAGAAGCATTTTCATTTGCTAATGGTGTCCAATCATCCTCAAAGAATTGAGCGTTTCCACAGGTATCTAAATAAGTATTACCGCCCATCTACTTTGCCTTTTTGCTTCTCAAAGGTTATACTACACCCTATCTCTTCTGCTCTTTTCCCTTTTGGTGGTAAGATACAAGTAAAAGGGAAAAGTCTACCAGCAGTACAATCCCACTTACCATCTGTTCTTTTTACTAACTTTACACACTTCCCTTCATCATCACATCCAAACGGTCCTTTTTCTCCAACATCCAAACAGCATTCCCCACACTGATTACACCTTTCTACTTTCACAAAGAATGGTTGATCTCTACCCGGTTCTTTGTAAGCTACCAATTCGGCATTAGACAGAAGTCTTATTACTCCATCCATTGCCCAATCTGGTATATCTAGTAATATTTTCATTTTATAGGAGTAGTAGTATTTCTACTACTACTCCCCCCTCCTATTAAGTTGGATCTTTCAAAATAACATAGAAAGCACCAAGGTTCACCTGATCTGAAGAACCAAGAGATACAGCAGAAGATAAAGAAGCAACAGCAATTACTACACTTGAATCGAGTAGAACAATCTTCTTTGCTGCACCACCAGTACCCACACTGATAGCTTTCATATCATTACCACTTGAATGCAAGCACTCAATTTTTCTACCGTTACCAGCAGAAGAGTTATCTATTGGTGAACCAAAGTTTCCACCATCCAACGTAATGCTATTGATAAGAATAGCACTAGCAGAAGTTCTCACTTCGCATTCATCACACGCTGCTACTACGTTTAAAGCAGCATCAAAAACATTGTTATGAAGTAGCATAAATCATTAAACGCCTCCTTTAAATTTTATCATGGTATGTTACATAAGGTGGAAAAAGATTTTCTCCATCAGTAAATTCTCTAAATGTTTCATCTCCAGTAGCTTTGTGGTATTGATAGGCATAATGTATCCATTCCATCATTACACCAGCCACAACAAAATCAGGTTGTGGCGCATTAAATCCCACTCTTGGAAATTTATCTATTATATACTCCTCTACTTCTTTTTCTTCTGGAGTTACATCTGGCAACTGGTCACTTGGTCCTTTACTACCTGGACCAATTTCATACTCAGTACAATACCTCTTTAGTATTACCGGAGTATCAGGAGATAAAAACTTATCTACTATCTTTTTTACTTCTATATACCTTTTTTCTCCTTCTGTTTTTCCTCTGCAATAAAAATATCCTCCATATAATGAAGTAGTTGTTTTTCTTCTTTCAATCCCACATTTACAAGGCACTCCCATTTGTTTCATTAATTCATATAAATCAAATAAATCTTTAAGTGTTTTTGGTTTTACTACTACCTTCCAACAATTTCTACAATATGAAGGAACATGCTCCAAAACATTGAAGAAGATTCTGTGATAGATATCACATCTAGCATCATCAGTCACTTTCACATATACCCAAGGAGTAACTTCAGACATTGCTGGATTATTCGGTACAAACTTTCCATCTTCCATTCTAAGATGATAACCACCGTGTGGTCCTAGTATTTTTGCCAGTTTCTTTACAAGATTGATTTTATCCAATCTCATATAAAGGTTTTTTCTATCTTTACGTGTGTTAATCATTTTGCCTCCATTTTCTTCTTCTGTTTGTTTTTGGTGTCTACTACTATTCCTTTTGGTTTAATAGTATGTATTTTTATTTCTTTTATATTACTACTAAAGCAAAAAGGACAATTACTTTTAGTTTTTATTACTTCCCTACAATCCAAACACCTGTAGGCATTCCTTGATTCTACTGTTGCCTTATGGACTACTGGTTTTATCATATTAACTCCTTAATACCTGTGGAAGTAAAAGAGGACCTTGCCCCAACGCCGTCCATATCTCCGGCGTTGTCATGCTGCTGGTAATAAACCAATCACTTGTCAATACATCAGCTAAATTCGTTCCACTGCTATCATCGGCATTAAAATACATATTGGTATCAAGAGTAGGTGCAGAATCTACTTCGCTATCAAGCTCTCCTTCATTATAGCCATCAACAATAATCCTGATATAATTCGATGCATCCCACTCTATCTTCACATGATGCCAATTTGCATCTGTTATAGCAGTTGCGGTTCTTACCGTATCTCCACCATAAGTAAAAACGATGTCATTATCGGAGTCATCCCACCATACCCTGAAATTCGTATCTGCAAAAAAGAAAGTGCTATCAGCAGATAGAGAAGAAAGACCCTGCACCCAAAATGACAAAGCACCTTCAGCAGAAGAGATATTACCGGAAGTCACCGCCGTTGCATATCCGGTGGAGACCGTTGGATTAAAAGCCTTTGCTCCTATCGGCCCATCAGAAGAGTAATCCCCTGCGCTTGTTACATCTGATCCTACTCCTGTGGTATCACTACCACTCCAGCTAAATGTCACCTCCTCATGCGGATTCGCATAGTCCTTGCCCCTGTCGTCAAAGAATGCTCCGAAAGGGAGAACGCAAGCGTTGAGGAGTATTATATCATCAATATAATATGCTCCTTGTGGCCATGTTCCAACAGTTCCATAATAAAAAGTCCCATCTACCCAAGTATCCGGAAGTGTGTTTCTTCCTATGATCTTCCATTTCATGGAGAAATAAAAAGTATTGTTAGAATAAGAAAAATGCAATCCGAAAAGGGTGTACTCCTGCAAAGAATAATTTTCAGTATAAACAGGAGATGTGACGCTTGCCGCAGAAGAGTTTATATATCTATTGCATTTATAATAGTCATCAGCATAACTATAAGTCACACCCATGAACTCTCCAGATACATCCCCCACATAACAGACTCCTTGATCTGCCCCGACATTATAAGCAAAGTTAGGTTTTGCCAGAACGTAAAGAGTAAACTCCCCCATGTCTGTTAAATCATTTAAGGCGTCCAAAATCTCTATATCATCATCTGTTCCATTAAGGAGGAGACTTCCACCACGAAGAGAATCAGTGTTGTGTTTTACAGAAGTATTATCCCCTCCTTCTAACAGCGCATTGTTATTGCCTGTATCATCAACAACCGTGGTACTTGCCGCATTGTCTTCGCATTTCCAGTGACCCACCAGCAAATCAGTCGGACTTGCTGGATCGCCAACCAAAAACTGAGGCTCCAGTGCCGCTTTATAATTTACTCTGTCCCGATCAGCAGTAATTTTAATAGTACTATCTCCATCCCATCCAAGTCTCTGCGTCCCATCAGCACATATGCCGGTTCCTATGTGGAGAGGAATAAGCCAGTCAGTCTCCTGTGCTCCTAAACCTTCTGTTATAGCCGGTCCAACAGTGTCTTTCCACTGATTACCTAATGCTATTCTTTCAGTTGCACTATACATCTTACCACTACTTTCATCTCCACTTTCTCTTTCTGGTGAATCTATTATTAAAATGTTTGTAACTTGTGTAATTCCAGTAGTAATAGTTCCACTTTCGTAACCCATAGAAAAACTACCAGAAAGGATGGATTGAAAATAAGTTGCACCACCATTAATTGAATAATCAAGAGTTAGAAGTTGTGCATTACATTCATCAGCAACACTAACAAAATAATCAGAAGTATTATGATAAGTATATCCAGCGTATTGTACTTCTGAATCACTACTTTCATAATAAAAATAATTATTAGTCAAACTAAAAGCAAATAAAGTATTTTTCCAACCTATGGCATCTAAAGTCACAGATCCATCCGGTACTTCTACAGAATTTTTAAAAATAACCATATCATCATAAATGAAGTAATCATTTATAAAGAGCACATCATTAGTACCATCAGTAAGAGGATTACCACTACCAGAGGACGAAGACAAAACACCACTTTGTCTAATCCACACTCTAATAGAAGTATTCTCTAATATTGATATATTTTCAATTCCATAACCAGAATAATACTGAGCAGCAGAAACAACAAGATTAAAATAATTAGAATACCAAGTTGCATTATCAGCCGGATTTCTTATATGCCAAGAATAAAGAGTAGTAGAAGAACCAAGAACATTAACGATAAAACCATCACAAATAACATATATATAAGTACTATGGTCCTCTATATATAAATAAGGATCAACAGTAATTCCATCTATTACTCCATCAGGTTCAAAGATGATAGTTCTTATTACTACTCCTTCATCATCTAAAACATTTCCAGTATAATCATCTGTTGCAAGCTTCAACAAAGGTTCTTCACCGGACATTAATTGCTGCCCTAAAGCAGTAAAAGTAATTTCCCACACCGCACGAACAGTGAATCCGGGAGCAGTAATATTTGCTGTCCATTTTTCAAAACCAAGATCTACTGTCCAGCTAAACTCTCCCTGTACTCCTTCTCCTGTTAAATGCCCACTTGAATCTAACTCTATATACTGATCTAATGGTTGATTAAAATCTGCCCAATGATTTACTTGCCAATACTGCGGTATGATTCTAGCAGTACAAACTAATTCTTCTCCTTCACCAGTATCATAGTAGTAAGACATTAACTCCGGTTCTAAATGTGTAGACTGTACACCACCTTTTACTCTCCTTCTTCTCTTCTTGCCAGTAATTACTACTTCTTCTTCATATGTTTTATTGTAGATAACAAAGGATGCTCCGGAAGAGTCTTCCAGAGTATCATAGAGTTTATATGGACCGTCCCAATAGCCTATAGAATCTGCAAAATCAACTGCAAAAGTAGTAGAAGTATGAGCAACAGCACAAATATATCCTCTCCCATTGTAGGTAGCTATATATCCTACAGGAAAATAGGTATCTCCTGTCCATTCCCCATCTACCGCAGATGGTAGATAGAAAAGTTCTGGAGTCTTCTCAGGATTTATTTGTTTTACTGTTGGCATTATTACTATTCCATCCTTATCGTAAAGGTTCCTGCACCATCTACACAAAAATTAAGTGTTCCTTCATCTCCAACAACATCTACTACTGTTGTTGCTGGTTCTTCCATTATCGTAAAATCCCAAGTTTCAGTAGTCATTGTATTAGTATCTAAATCATCTGCATCTATAGAACAATTTATCTCCTGTAAATAAGAAAAACTATTACTCCCCTTTGTCACTGTATAATCTGACGCAGAACCAGAACAGGATAATGTTTTGTTAGAACAAGAACCAGAAGAGCAACAATAAGTTGTTCCTTCTACCCCCATTTCTATAGTAGTAATATCTACTCCCGAATTTCCATCTGCCAAATGAAGTACTATATCGGTTGTAGGAGATACATTTATCGCACTGTCACTAGGATCGAAACCATATGCATCTGGTGGAGTAGTATCAGGTGTTTCTCCTGATTCTATTGCTCCTAAATCCGGACCAGCCCCATTATAATGATAACTTACTCCATCACCATTACTCCATGTAAGAGATGTATCTACTGTAACAATATCATTAGTATAATCTATTGCAGTAACAGTTCCATAAGCAGTGTATCCCTCTATCTGAAGAGTGCCACCTACATAAAAATAAGATGCATCCACAACATCAACAGTAGTTCCAGAAGAAGTTGTATCAGTAGTAGTCAACCATGCTCCACCACTATCATAATCAATAGCAGGAGAGCTTTGCTGTAAAGAATATGCTGCTCTCCAAGCATCCCAACTACCAGAAGATCCACCCACAAAAGAAGGATTAGCAACAGCACCATTACATTCGTTTGGAGAATGTGCAGAACAAAGTGCAGAAGTAGTAGAATATACACTCCCTGCCCAATTCAATGCAACAGAGGAATAATACATATTATAATCCCAAAAACTACCAGATGCAGCAGAAGAAGCCTGATAAATATCATAATCCACATTAGAAGTAATAATATTATTTTTTACCCCCATACCGGGACCGTAGTAGTTACCAATTCCATTATGATTAGAAGAAGTAATAACATTTTGAACTACTCTTACATCTGAAGCATCAGGAGTCCCATCACCAGTATATCTAATGTAATATAAAATACCGTAACTACCCAAACCACTAGTGATTATAATATTATTAGCAACAACCATATGATTTTGATGCCGTAAATATATTCCATTATAATCATCCATATAATAGATAACATTATTTGTTATAGCGTTATAATTGAAAGTAGTTTGAGTGACAGTAGTAAGAGGCTTATAATCTATTCCATTGTGGTTTCCATTTGTAGCACAATAGTTAGAATCTGTCCAAACATAATTACTACTCTCTACTGATATCAAATTCCATCCAGCAGCTAATACCGTATTTCCTTGTATAAGTCCATGATCTGAAAGTTTTACATAAATAGAAGTATTTCCAGATGCCCCATAGCCATTACTATAACAATTTAATATCTCGAAGTAATTAGCCCCATCTTCTACTCTAACATTATGATATACACCATTAAGCAAATAAAAACCATCAACAG